GTCGAGGGTTTGACCCTCCCCTACACCTCTCTGAGAAAGGAAATAACGACATGAAGTACATTCATCTCTACGACAATCTTTCGCTGATTTTCAATATCTGTGGAGCAATGACACAGGAGCAGGCGGTGCGCTTTTTCGGCGACAAGGATACGGAAGATAACGTCCGTTTTTACGTCAAGAAGCTCGCAAGGGAGAGTCTTATCTACTACGATGAGCTGTCCGACACCTTGTATTGGAGGGGTGCATACGGCGAAAGCAAGGATGCCTTGAAGCGCAGGCTCTACGCTTTTTGGGTCCTCGTTGCTATCGGCAGTGACAACATCCGAGAAGTGTCAGTGGCAACATATCCCGCGCAGTTTTTCTTCATCACGAATGAGGGGAAAGCATTCGATGTTACCTACGTGAAAGGGCGCGTGGACGCGCAGCTCGCTATGAGGGAGCGCAACATCAGCTTCGTCGATGGGGCTGCAGACGAAATCAACCACGTTGCAATTATCCGCAGTCCGAAAGAGGCAGAAGAATTCCATTTGAAGGAATACGGCTTCGACACCTACTGTATTTATGACAGCGAACACGTGCCGCATTACACCTCTCTTCGTGACACTGTGAGCGCGTAAGGAGCAGCTTATGTGTGACGCATTTTACGACATCGAGGACTTCAAAAATGACCTGCGGGAAGCCTGTGCGAAACTGAAATCACTGCAAGGAATCTGTGAAAATGCGCTCGGACACATCGAGGATTTAGAGGAACACCGCTACAGTCGCTGGGCAGAAGATGAGGTTTTGCAAGACCTTATTCAAAGCAATTTCAGCGAAGTTCGAGCGTCTTATTGCAGAAGAATTTACACAGCTTTCGCGGCACTAAGCTACTTCTATCTGACCTCAAACGCGCTCGGCAGCATCTATCCCGGAAACAAGGATGCGGCAAAAAACTACAACGAGATTCATGCAGAAAACGGTGAGTTTTATGCGTTTGCTGATGGCAGTTCCATCTATGTGAAGACCCCTATGATTCCTTCAATTTGGGTCAAAAGAAGTTCGCGTTTGCGGTATGGAAGCCCCGCATTTATCTATACGGAATTCCTTAAATTTGCCGTCCGCGACACACTCGCAGCCATTGCGGAACAGCTCCCGCTTTTGAGTAAAAAAACGGTCAATTATCTCTTCGTCTACAACGATAAAGAGAGCAATATTTGCGACAGTGACAACCATGATTGTAAGTCAGTAACTGACTCGATTTGTATGTTTACGCATGGCGGAGACAAGGGCTTGTCCACCGATTTCGTCTACGCAACGACCATCGTACCGGCGGACGAACTGCCCGAAGGAACCTACATCGCGGTAGTGCCTGAGCGGAAACACTACCTGAGCGAAGCAGAGATACTTTCCCCATTCCGAAAGAGGCTCTGCACATACAAAAACACCCCCTCTAAAACGGAGTAGGTAAAGTTGTTCGTCCGCACAGACGAAAAAGTGTTGAAAACACAATGGTTGTGCGGGGTTGGAACAGGAGAAACTTTACCCGCCAAAGATTACCACGGAAAGTTTCTATTCCCAAAAAGCATAAAAACAGCGCACCAAAAGTTGTCTCACAAGAACGGCACACTTGGGGCGTGTAAATGACGGCGCGGGGAATTCGTTCTGGTAAGCACCACAAAAGGAGGACGCACCAAACTAATGCCTTCTCGGTCGGACTGAAAAATAGGTCTGAGCAGAGAAAACGCAAAAAGACATCTACTCTCTCCGTTCCGGTAAGAGGCTCGATAGGAGGACGCGCCAAACCAATGTCTGAACCGTTGGACTGAAAACGAATTTGGACAGGGATAACAAGAAAAACATCGCAAAAAAAAGCATGAGAAGAAAATGCGAAAGGCAAGGAAAAGAATGAGAAAGAAAAAGAGTGGACAACGATGCCTCCGGCTCAGAAAAAAACGTGAGACCCTGCCCCTCTTCCTTAGACATAAAAAGTCGGGCTCTTTGGTCAGTTAAGAACTTCTTGATTAACTCTCCGATATTCCACAGGAAAATCAAATCCTCGCAGCGGGCAAATGAAGAGCCACTTGTAGTTCATCGCAGAACCACTCCACCGTCTTTCTTCTGGTCGGGAATGTTGACTATCATTTTGCGATGGAGTTAAAACCAACGCCCGAAAAAATGTCTTTGGCGAATGGGTTTGACGGACGGTGAAAGAGAAAGCAGATGAGATTCCGCCGATGATGAGTAAAACATTTATATTCCGTGCGAAGCGCGGGTAGATGGCAACAGCGAAGCTGGGCGCGTTATTTACGCTCGTCCTGTTCCAAGGAAAAAACAGCAGGAGGTGACAACAAAATGTCTCAGCCTATATTTCGGGCGAAAATTCTATATGATGTTTCACTCGGACTGTCAACTCCAAGGAGCGCACTGAATTGTTTGAGTTCATCCAGTGCAAATGTGAGTCGTGTTCTCAGTAAGTTTGAAGAAGAAGGTCTTGTGCGAATGAGAACATTTACAGTTAAAAAGCGCGGGCGCAAGCTGATACGAAAATATTATGTTATCACGAAGAAGGGTGTGGAAAAACTCTTGACCGACTATCTTGAGTTTTATCCTTGGCTGTCCGACTTTGAGGTTGAGTGTGCTACTCGCTTTCCGCTGACAGGAGGCGCGGTCATAAAACCAGAAAGAAGAAATCGGCTGATGAAGATGGCACTGGCAACCGTAATGATGAATGAAGTTGTTGGCCCCGTTGCTCCTGTACCAGTTGAGGGAAAAGACATCGAGAAGAACACGTGGTATGGGTATCTAAGAAATAATTGGGGAGAGGAATATGTTGGCGAAGCGCAGTATTTGGATAGCGTGGCGGTAAAGAAGTTCTTTGTGGATGAGGACGACGATGTTCCCTCTGATGTGATGTCGGACAGATACACTGGGATTCTTCTTGGTGCTCATACCCGCGCACTGGTATATGTTCCAATGAATGAGGGAATGACGTGGCGCGATGACCGCGTACATAGAGAACTACAGACAATGAATTCTGTCTGCGGCACTCTCGGCTCCTCGCTCCGTGGAGCAAACGGAATCATCCTCATTCCGAATGTAAAAGAATTCAAGGACTTATTCTTTGACGTACAAAGAGTGCGAGGGACAGACGGAGCTGGAAAACTCGGAAGACAAATGGACCATCTGTGGATTGTCCCGACGAACCATATTGGACTCGTACAGTTGAAGAGAATCACGCATGATGATTTGGATGCGAAGCGCAACGAAGTGATTGAATCCGCTGTGGAAAGCGCAGGGCTTTTTCGAAATAAAAACTCTGTGTTCCCTCTCATTGACGAGGAAGACCGCTGGTATGCGTACGGAGCGGATTTGGACATCCGCGTGGTACAGGAAATGAAAATTTATCAAAGCCGAAAACCGAATATGAAAATTGGAATTATCTGTCATCAATGGCAGACTGCGTACTATGACCAACTGTTTGACGAGTGCAGATACTTGGTTTTGCAATAAGCGGATAGATGGAAGGGTGCAGCAGGGCAAACAAAAACTCGTCGGCGTGGATTCTGAACAAGGAAAGACCGCGAAGCGGGAAGATGGCAGTTGGCTGCCATTACGAAGTAAGGAGATGGAAGAGATGAGTAAGGAAAAGGCTGCAACGCTGGATAGCGAGGTGGCGAGAGATGTAATTCGCCTGTATATGGAGGAACACCCTTTGGTGTCGCAGGCTGAAGTGGCCAGAAGACTTGGAGCTGACCCGTCCGCGCTGTCACGATTTCTTCGTGTAAACAAAGTACACCCCAAAGCTGAGTGGGAGTACCACATCAAGAAGCTGGGCGAGGACATTGATTACTGGGGCTATGTTGAACGCACGACAAAGGTAAGAGAATTTTTGAACGAACAGCAGCAGAGAACAGTCAACGCAGAATTCGTAAGTGCTTTGTGTAAGAAATTCTCAATTATGGAAGTGGTCCATGAGACCATTAAAAAGCGCAACCCGTCTTTCCCCTACTATCTTACGCATCCCGAAGGCGGCGCAGATTTGAGCATCGTCAACCCTACTGACAGCCATGAGACGTGGAACTTTATTTACTGCCGGGGAAAAGTCAGAATTGAGAACGGGGACTTTCTTCGTTTCACCATGTTTACTCCCTCCAGCGAAAAAGCGCATCTCGTCTTGGTTACAAGGAATGAGGATACCTTTGAAGACACCATGGCATTTATGCGTATCGGCAAAACATACGGTGGCGGAATTGTATCTGGGTCTGTACTGCTGCTACACGATGGTGAAATCGTGAGGGAATACACCCACGGAGACTTGGCGCTGTATCGTCTCTCCTCTACAGCTTGTGTAGAGGGTGGAAAGGCTACGCGGTCTATCGTCCCCCCCTGCTAAGTGATGTCTTCAGGCACAGGATGGGGACAGGCTCGCGGCGGGTTGGTCGGTTCGGCAACCTGACACATCCTGCGTGGCCGTGGCTCTGGTGGTTCGATTCTCCACAGTGGCTTCGGTTCTCTGCCTTTCTGCGCTGGGAAAAACGCAATACTCCATCTCGGATGTGCGAGCCGGAACGAAGACGATGTCGATGGTGAGCATTTCTGCTGATGAGCAATGGCTGCAACGCTTGGACTGCAACGCTGGCTGCGGGAATTGATGTGCGAAGCTGAGGCGTCAGTCTCCATCAACTCACGACATTCTTCGACAATCCCTGTCTCCACATCGCGTGGAAAACAAATCTCAATTCAGAAAGTGAGGGCTTCTCAATATGGATATGGTTTGCAAGTGCGGCAGCACAAAATTCTTCACGAAAGCAAATGGTACACAGACCGGCTTGTACTGCGCCGAATGTGGCAAATGGCAGAAGTGGCTCGGCAAGAGTGAAGTCCGAGTTTTTGAGCATCAGGCCGACGACCTCTATGAACGTTTGCTTCGGCGCATCAACGAGAGCGCTATCAAGGTCTCTACCGTGCGTACGCCGCATCAGTATATGTCAGCCGTCGGAACCAAGGAGCTGGACCGCATCCTGAAAGAAGAGTTCGGTATCCAGCCAAAGGATGGTGTGACATGAGAGACTATGATTTTGACCGCAAGGTCTTTGATAATCACTGGGCCTTCCCTTTCACAGTCCTGCAGTACATATTCCTCATCGGCTTCGTCCTGATGTGTATTGCTGTGGCGCTGGGCGCCATGACTGACCTACATATCACAGTCCCAACATTTGTGGTGTGGCTGCTGTGCATTTCGTTTGTGGGATTCCCTATTGTCACCATCGTGAAAGTTGGATACAGCCGGCTGCTCCGCTGGAGCGAACTGAAGGAGCGTGATGGTCGCATCTGCTTTGACCGCGTGGTACAGGCTGAATATACGGCTGCCGGTCGTTCTGAGGAGTACAACATCTACGAAGTCCGCAAGCTCACAAGTACAAGGATGACCAGACGTTATCTCATCATTGAGGGAGATATTCGCAAAGCGGTTGTGAGTTGGAACAAAACGATGTTGTTCAGTGAAAACATCAGCTCGATGAAAATACCGAGAGCCTATGAGGACATGGACACACTCGAAGCACTAAAACAACAAGAACTCGGCGCAGCCGATTTCTGATAGAACCATAAAATGGAGGAGGACTTTCAAATGAAAAAGATTTTCAAGATTGCACTGGTGGCTGGCGCGGTGTTCTGCGTTGGCAAATTGATTCTGGTACTGAAGGAGAGCGCAGACTATGTCCCTGAACGCTGGACTCCTGATTTCAGCGGCGAAGGATATGATAGCTGCGGCAAGAGGAAGGACGTGTCGCGCATCGAAATCGTCGTGAAGAATGCAGCCGATGGAAGTACGGATGCGCCGGACGAGAAGGGCTCCTGCGAGGATTGCGAGGATGCGGACCCTGCGGCACCCTCCACCTGCGGCGAAGCTCCTGACGGGCAGCCGGACGAGCATGATGCGGCGGAGCAGGACGCCCCGCGCAGTAAGAGTAAGCGCTCTGTGAAGAGCAAGGACACAGAGGAGGATAACAATGGCCAGTAAACGATTCGTACAGCACTTTTCTGTAAGCTGCGCTCACGAGCTGTCGGAGGCCATCAACCGCTGGTTGGCAGAGCATCCCGATGTGGATATTGTGAGCCTCAGCTCATACAAAAACTACTCGCGCTTTGCTGCGGACGCCATCATGGAACGTAGAGAGTCCGAGTAAAAGAGAAAACAAACACAATACAGGAGGTGGTGGCGTGTGCAGGAGGAATTCATTTTCGCAAATCCCCATTGTTACATAGAAGAGCAGCTCTCGAATGGCCGCACGCTCTACTGCTTCAGGGAAAAAGGCACAAACCGCATCGTTATCATCGAAACGCAGAACGAGCAAGAATCGAAAGACGTGTCGGGTTACATCAGTGAGGCAATTCATATGAGAGATATTTGCCCTGCGTTCTTCACGCCGGAGGATGGCGATGAGTATTTAGAGCTTGAAGGTCGTGTAAAGTGGCAGGATAGCACACAGCTCATTCTGCGTTACGACGTATTTTTGAAAATGTACTTGTGAGCAAATCACATTAAGGGTGGCCAAGTGACGGCGATATATCAGACCCAGAGAGGAAACGGTGAAAAAGACATGACAAGAAAAGGACTGAAGGATAAAGACATCAAGCGCGTTGTTCTGCCGGATGTGTCCGGAGACGACAACATCATCAATACGCAGTGTGCGAGACCGCTGACGCTGAATGGAGCGTTTTCCGCGCAGATGTATCTGTGGGTGGAGGACGACGGAACCGAGGAAGGTGAACGCCGCATAGAGTTCCACCTGCCGGACGCGGATGGACCTCGGCAGAAGAAGCAGGTCGGCAACGTGGTTACGTTCGAGTTGCCGCAGAAGGCGAAGGATAGACGCCGGCAGTTCTTTTCTATCATGGATGTCGCTGACAACATTATCACGCGAGAGTCTCTGGACCCCGCCATGCCCCTGAACCTCGGTAACTACGTCCCCTACCGCATTGTGTCGGGTCATGTTTACAAGGAGGACAAGGACGCCATTGTGTATGAGGTGGACGATGCACTGGTCATCTACGGGCTGGACCGCTTTTATCGCTGGCTCTGTATCCCCGTCGGCGTTCTGCTTCAGGAAGCGAGCAAGTCCGGCGCGAAAGAGGATGACTACTACCATATCGTTTACATGGCCGATATCAACGACTTGGATAGTCGTGGCATCCTTGGCTATGAGCATATCGGCGGCGTACCCGTGGCGGATACCTACTGTGAGGAGGGCGACGGGATTTTCCACGACCTCGACTCTTTTCTGAACGTTTTCTTCGACGATGTATTTAAGTCCGACACTGAAGATACGGAAACTGAGGAGGACGAATGTCAGAGTGCAGAAGAAGACGATGCCGAAGACGCGCTGACCGAGGAGCTCACCGATACCGACGAATTCATCGCCATCCCCTGCACGCTATGTGTGGAACGCGGGGAGAACGGAGAGAAGCGGGTCATTTTACGCGATGACGACGATGGCACGCCGGTCAGCATATATGATGAAGATGCAGACGGCGTAGCTGTCTTCCCCGATACGTACACGAAAAACAAGGGCCTGTTCACCATGCTGAGTGAGATTTGCGATGAGCGCGATTTGTTTATGCCTGACCTCTTCACCAAAAACGGAGATATTCTCTATGTTGTTTTCACTCCCGAAGAATTCGTGACGGAGATTTTGGATGAGGGCGGAGATACAGTGGAAGCCGTGGAGGTCCGCTACCCCGCCGGAACGGATATCGCGTTCGGCCTCTATACCCGCGAGGAATGGGAACGCGCCAAGGCACGTGGCAAGGTAACTGCGGCAAAAAGCGCCGCTGGCAAGTAATGGCATTCGGCGTTGAGAATGGGGGCGATTCCGGAATCCCAGCCGGACGCCCCCTCCCCTGCTTGAAGCACGCCCTGCCTGCGCGTCAGGAAAATGTGCAATCATTGCACGCTTTTTTGGAACTCTGCGTGCAGTATTTTGTTCATCGGCAAGCGATTGACAAAATAACGAATTGTGGTAGTGTCAAAGTAGATGCACTGCAAAAGTCAAAAAAACAAGGAGAAGGAGGCGAGTTTTCTTGAAAACAAAAGGAACAGTATGTCGCCGAGTTTTGGCGACCTTCATACTGGCTGCTATGCTCGTGACGAGTTCGGCTGTAACGGCGTATGCCGCACCAGAAGGGGCAACAGTGATTGACCTCACAGTTGCTGGAGGTGGCGGCGGGCAGGATAGTTCCGCCTGTGTACTGCATAGCAGCTATGACGACGAGGGACATTTCCTCATCTGTGATACGCACACCGGAACAGGGACGTGGAACGGACGAGCACATGAGAACGGGCGTGTGGATTATAAGAAGCACGACATCAAATACTTTGGTGCCGAGCCCAACTGTAACGTCCTGAAGCCGGTCGGCTACTGGTATTGTGCGGATGGATGCGGATACCGGAAATCAGGACGCTTGGAACACACCTCCAACGGCAAATGGCTTGAATCAGGTAATTCGCGCCATTATATGTATTGCACCACCTGTAATCAGTGCTGGACGGACGCAGGATTCCACGTTGTCGATGGGAAGAGTGTAGACCAGATGGAGGACCATACGCAGTACGGAAAAGCCACCTGCGAAATTTGCGGGTTGGACATCGACCTTTCCAATCACACAGTTGAGCCTGCATGGGACACAGGTGTTTCGTCCTGTTCTATCTGCGGCGACCACAGGCCCTTCCTGAACACAATGTGGCTAAAAAGCACCATGGACCTTGTCAGTAAGGATTCAGATTACATCGAGTTCCGCATCTACGGAAGCGCGGACAGGATGAGCCTTATGACGGACACGACAGGATTCGGCTGGGTATACTATCCCTCGGATGTTTCAGATACCTTTGACATTGGGGCGCCGCAACAAATCGGGTCCGGTGTAGATGCATCCGGCAACACCTATCGCGATTACCGCATTACTCTGTCCTACAAGAACTCCACGGTGGCAACCGCAGGTATAAGCCAAGCGACGTTCGCTTTGTATTATACCTTCGGGTCCAGCACAGCCAATGCAACCGCTGCAGGAAAAGCAGAGGCAGCAAAGTGGGCTCCGTCCGCCGGCTGGGGTGTAACACCGACTCTTTTCTTGCTCCGCACATTTACCATGTCCGGTGGCGTCTGTACGCCGGTGGGTGCGCCGGTCGTGACCTACGATAAGCAGGTGGGCGGCTATGCACAGAATGTGACCATTAAGTCCACATGGTACAGCAAGCGTGCCGGCAGCGCGGAGGTTGCTCTGTTCGACCAGAACGGAACACAGGTCACAGACTGGACTGCTGCAGCACCTTCTGGCGGCGCATGGGAGTATACTTCCGTCATCTCCCCCAACGTCAATCTATCCACCGCGCAAACCTACACCGTGCGCTGCAAGAACTATCTTGGCGGGTACGGCTCCGTTGACTGCGTTATCCAGCCCACTGATATGACCGGCCCCATCCTGAAATCCACCTCTGACCTGACTGCGGACTGGGCAAAAAATAAGGCATACGCAGCAAGGGCACTGGATGAAGGTGTCGGCAATGTAGAAATCTCCTTCGACGGAGATACAGACTACCGGCTGGGCACTGACATTGGCGAGAAGAATTATTCGCGTAACTATGTGTTTACCGGCGACGTCTACACAGAGCAGACTCATACCTTCTACATGAGAGATGCTCTGGGCAATGTGGGAACCGGTGCGCTGAAGGTAAATCGTCTCGATAACACGCCGCCTACCGTCACCAATGTGATTTCCGCTTTGGACGGAACCGGACATCGGGCAAAGTTGACAGCCACGTATCACGACGAACACGCTACACTGGGCGAGGGTTCCGGTGTCGCAGAGTTGGCTGTAAGCAAAGTCAATGATGCCTCCTCCCTGACGTGGAAGCACAAAGATGATGCAATGTTTGTTACGCAGGCCGGTACATACTTCGTGTTCGCTAAGGACGCTGCTGGAAATGTCTCTACAGGGTATCCAGTGGACGTGACCATCAACGACTATGTGGTGAAGGCAACGTTTGTCAGCGGGACAGATGGCCGCGAGCTGCCGGATGAAGTGCGTAATGCGCTGCCGTCAGACCAGACCGAATTGAGCATCGGCGAGACTGTCAATCCTCCCATGAGCGTGGGTACAACTGTGGTGGAGCACCGCAAGTCCATGGAACTTGGTGAATGGACGCTGGCCGGCTGGGATAAGGACTCCGTGACCGTTACCGGCGATGGACAGTATTTTGTCGGCACATGGACCTTCAAGCCCTATACGGCGATGGTGTCCTATGCATATGTCAGCGGAACGGAAGACCGCGTACTGCCTGCCAGCCTGCAGCCGCCTGCCGACTGCACATACTGCGTGGGCGAGGATGTTACGCCCCGCGTGCCTGAGACAGTGCATGACGAAAAGTACGAGAGCCTGACGCTTGGCACGTGGACACTGACCGGATGGGATAAGTATTTCGCCATTGTTCCCAATGAAGGCGTGACATTCACCGCAACATGGGAGTTCGTCCCTGCCACATCCACCGTCCGCTATCGGTACGAGAGTGCGACAGAGGGGCGGGACCTGCCGACAGAACTGAAAGCTGCCAGCGACGCCATCTACAACGTTGGCTCCGACGTGAAGGCACCGGACGTTCTTGGAAATACCTATGAGGAGAAAAATGATGCCGGTCTGAAGCTCGGTACATGGACCATGACAGGGTGGGATAAGGATTCCGCCATCGTGCCCAACGAGGAAGTCATTTTTGTGGGACAGTGGGTTTTCCGTCCTGAGGTCGCAACCGTGAACTATAAGTTCAATAGCGGCACCAGCGACAGAGAGCTGCCTCTGGAACTGCAGGAGCTTATGACCTCCGTGGAAAAGAATGTGGGTGATAATGCCGGCATTTTGGACACCATCCCCACCACCTTCGACGAATATAAGAACGGGCTGAAAATCGGCACATGGACTCTGACCGGCTGGGACCAGAACGCAGCCATCGTGACGAACAGCGGCGCACAGTTCAATGCCACATGGGAATATAAACAGGACGACTATTCTGTCACCTATGTGTTCGTGGATAAGAACGAGAAGGAGCTGCCTGAGGACATTCTGAAGCTGCTGCCGGCAGCAGTGAAGGGCCTTGAAAATGGGTCTACTGTAAAAACGCCTGAATTGGAAACCAAATCTGTGGGTCGCTGGACCTTCGACGGCTGGGATATTACCGAGGCCGCTATTGCCGATAAGGACGTTGTTGTAACCGGCACTTGGCATTATACGCCGCGCCGCCATTACACCGAGCCGGCACAGCCCACCAGCAAGGTTGAAAGCCCCACCACTGCCGATACGGGTATTGCCCTCTACACTATCTCCAGCGTTTCCAGTGTAGTAGCTTTGGGTGGTGTCTCTTTCCTGAATCGCAAACGCAAGGGTAAGAACGACTGAGATGCTTGGCTCGCAGCGGGGTACGTTATGATTGGTACACCTAACAATGGTGGCTTCCGCCGGTAAAAAAAAGAATAGGCAGGACCGGGAGTTGTTCCGGCCCTGCCTACTCTCGCATTCAACAGGGCACTCAGGCGCACGGAACACCCCTCGTCTCCGTGGGGCGAACCATCAGCCAGCAGAGACCTCCCCCTCCTTGTGCCTGAACCCGCCGCTCCAGCAAATTACCAGCAAATTAGAACTCCGCCAATAGCAGCAATCCTCCAGCTTAAACCAAGCCATCAGCAAGTTGCCGGCAAGTTAAAATCAACCCCTCCACCGCCGTCCAGAAGAGAGGAGAAAAACATGGAAGAGAGAATAGAAATCACCAGAAAGTACCTTGCCAAGAGAGAGAACCTTCAACTCCACCTGTTCCTGAGTTGTATTGCCCTACTCCTCTGCCTTAGCGGGCTGACACTGTTGTACTGCTACAGCAAAGGAAAAGAGTTGTTTGACACCATGCACATGGAAACAGTGGGCGTTGTGTCTGTTGGGCTCGTCATCGCCTTTATTGTACCCTTCTGCCTCGGCGCCGCACTCAAAACCGGAGCCAGATACCGCGAAATAATGACAGGCAGGGTGAAAGTAGACAAGCTCAACGTCACGGAAGTAGAAGACCTTGAGAACGACCGCTTTCGCATAACCCTGAGAGCGGACACAGATGAGGCAATTCCCTATGCAGTCTACGGCACGGCCTCGACCATTGAGGATATCTGCGCCGGAGAAAAGGCTTATGTCATTTATGTCGGCAGCGGGTCACACGCGGTCAAGCCTGCGTTAATATGCAATATTGCCAACTTTTTCGTTCCAGAAAACACGCGCTATTTATGATGCATTTGATATTTCCAAAAAATAAGACAGGAATACGAATGTTTGTGCTATTTTTTCCATTCACACTCTTGACATTTTTTATTATCGTGGTATAGTTGTAAGCATAAGGCGCAGGGGCCATTTTAGTGATGAGACCCACTTTCTTTTGCCACTTCACCCCTCCTTTGCTTTTGTTCCGCCGAACGTCAACGTGCTGATTGTTTTACCTCAATCCATCAGCCTTCGGCCTCTGCGCCCACCTCCTCAAAAATCCAATATCGTGTCTTTCTTCAGCCTGCGGTCTACGGCGAAAGGTTTCGTGTATCCCCTTCGCCAGTCCTCTAAGGCAGCCGCAGGCCGTCCTTTCATTTTGGCTCCGGTGGTGCTGCAGAGATGTCTCTCCGCACTTACGGGCGCTCCCCCCCTTGCTCGTGCGAATGGTGAAAACCACGCCACCGGAGTCCACCCCTAAACAAAGGACCGCAGGTTGAAAAAGGACATGATAAGGCTCCATCTTATGGCTCTCGTGAGCTGTGGACGGTAAGGTGGTGTGCTTGTGATGCCCTTGTTCACACTCTTGGAAGAAAGGAGAAGAACATGAAGAGAATCCAGTTTAAGCATATTGTCGTTGGCTGTATGCTGGCCGCCCTGCTTGCGGTCCCCACCATGGCCTTTGCCGCGCCCAGCGCGGACGACGCTGCCGCTTCCGACCCTGCTGTTGTTGAGCAGCAGAATGGTGTGGAAAACGCCGGACTGCCCGAAGCAACCTCCGGCGGAGATAACGTAACTGCGGATGCCCCTGCTGACGGCGAGAATCAGACCTCAGAGTCTGACAACGCACAGTCCACTGATGGAAACACAGAACTGGGCACGGATACGACCGATGACACCGATGCTGATGCTCCCGAAGACGGAGCGCAGAACGCCACTGAGCCGGAGTCCGGCTCCAACACCCCCGTGTACTACTACATCGTGGGCGGATGCGTAGTGGCTCTGGGTATCGGCTTTTACATCGCCCTCACTGTGAAGCAGAAGAAGCGGTAAGCCAGCGTAGTTCAGCAATTAAATCGAAGGGCACCAAGGCCGCCGCAACATGAGCGTTTACCCCACAAAGGAAAGACGAGCGTTGCGGCGGCTTTCGCTAAAAAAATGGAGAGATGGCTGAGTGGTCAAAAGCACCGGCCTTGAAAACCGGCGATGTGAAAGCATCCGTGGGTTCGACTCCCACTCTCTCCGCCAAAAAAACAAGTACGGATGGTATAACCGGAATTAACGCCTGTGGAGATGCTTGGTCGTCGCGGAAGCAGGAATACTCTGTTGGCTGGTTTGTTGTGTCAGAGGCGACGACCAGCACTTTGGGAGAACTGAATACCTGTGCAGGGTATAACAGCACCCGGAAATAACAGGGTTGTATACCGGGAAGTGTGTTGCCGCCTGCGTGATGAATGGTATACACCACCCCGAAACAACAGGGTTCTATACCTCAGTTCAGGGCAATGAACACGCGCCCTGTGGTATACACCACCCTGAAATAACAGGGTTCTATACCAAGGTCAAGAGTATCGAAAGGTATACAGCACCCAGAGACGCAACGCGGCGCACACTAAGCTGGAAAATGCTCTAATTTGAAAGGGGTAAAGTCATGGAAAAGAAAGAAACAAGAGACGGTCTACGTTATCTGTCCGGCTACAGCTACATTCACAACAGAGTGTATTCGAGGTTTGGTCCGGATGATGATGGCGCGACAATGCAGTATACAGACCAAGACGGTTTGGCTTACGACCTCATAGACGACGATGGCGACGACGCCTATTTCGCCGAAATGCTCGACTCCATGCTGGGCAGTCGTCTTGCACAGAAAGAGATAGTGAAGCGTTATTCCCACACACTGAAAAGACTTCGGCAGAAGGGATATTGCCATGAAAAGTCTATAGCCGAGTTCAGAGAATCGTTCTCTCGCGGCTCGGAATATGCCATTGATGCGGCATCCACATGGAGCACCATTATGCTGCTGGGCGACAATAGAGAACTGACTATCACGGATGAGATGTGGTACACGGCTTTTGACAAGCTACTCATCCTCAAGGACCGCAAGCTATTGCGTGAGCAAGACCGGTCCATCATCCCATTCTGCATTGACCACATGGCCGAGCTCTATATGCTTATGGACGACGCCATCGCGCAGGCGGTGGCAGAGATGCGTTTCGATGATGCGATGCACAGCCTTTGTCGTAAACAGCACCTGTTCACAAAGGATGAATGCCGTCAACTCACACAGAAGACCTGCGAAAAGCTCACCGAGGAGATAAACGACTTCTACGCTGAACAGCGTAAGGAGTTCGAGGCTGGAAAAGCCACGATAGAGTTCCTGTCGAGCGAAGGCGAACGGCTGGTAAAAGAGCTGTCGGCACTCAGGCGCGAGAACAAGGCGCTGGAGAAGGAGTGCTACCAGCTCCGGAAGGAAAACGGCGCAATGAGCGAGGAGCTGGCGCGTGTGGCCGCGCTGGGCCTTGAAGAGACCTCTCCCCTGCCTGACACAGATACAGAGGATGACCTGCTGGATTCCTATGTGGTTGACGATGCGGATGTCAACGAGCCGGAGGAACTGCCCGAACTGCCTGACACCGGCATCATGTTTGTTGGCGGGCATCCAAACTTCCTCAAGAAGCTCCGCGAGGTATACCCCGACTGGTCATATATCACAAAAGAAAACGTGCCTGAGCGATTGAGACAGTACAGCAAGCAGAAGATGTGTTACATCTACACCGCCCATACCAGCCACCCTATCTACTGGGGTGTTATCAACGCCCTTAGGAACTGCGATACTCCGTATAGCTACATAAAGGGAACGAACCTTGACCGCGTTATTACGGAGATGAGACAGGACTATGCCGAAGCATACAAAAACAATAGGAGGGACGAAACACATGATTGAGCTGCTTTCTACTGAGACTAAGCCGGTCTACATCGGCTATAACAAACTGGCTGCTGATGTTGCAGAGGCGACCACAGATGCGTTGATCGGTGCGGACTACATTGCGCTGCAGGCCACCATCAAGTACCTTTGGTTCATGGTTATCCTGCTGGCGGTCGTCGCACTGCTCGCATTGGTGGTGGCGGTCATCGCCAAAGGACGCGCAGACAGGCTGGACAGGCAACTCAACGGAACACGGCGTGGCTTTGAAAGCCTCATCGACGACTTTGAGGATGAATATGATAACGATGAATACGATGATGACGAGAGGAATGAGAGTTGTGATTACTGATGTAGCTGTTTGCGTCCTGTCGCTGGTGAAAGCCTTCGGTGCCGTGTTCTTCCTGCTTTGCCTTCTCTGCGTTATCGTTTTATCCATCTTTGCACTGGTGGACAGACACAGCCGGTACAAGGCCACGGGGAAGCTCATGGGTAAGGTCGGCGAACTGACGGGCATCCCTACGGACGACATTGAGGTGGAGCAAAGCCGAGAGGACTACGGCCCTATGGTGTTGAGCCTTGTCGCTCTCCCCGCCATGCTGCTGGCTGCCTCCGGAATGCTGTATCTTATTCTTTCCCTGTTGGGTTCTTTTGGAAGCTGATTATCCATTGAAAGGAGGACGGCTGTTTCCTCCCGTGGCTAAAGACACGGGTCTCCACAGCCAACTGGCTAATGAACTTAAAGGAATGGACCGGCGCAAAAGTCGCGTCTTTGATTCTGCTGGTGGTGACAGCAGCCATTGCGTTGGCTCTTGCCGCCGTTGTTCTCTATGTGGGGTTCGGCGGCGGAAATATAGCAGACTTGTCTGCCATGAGCTTGGACGATATCCTCGACCTGTACGGCAGCCTTTTCGCCGGGGAGGTTGGGAAAGGACTTTCCATTTTTGGCTGGGCCTGTGTCCTGTTGGCGGCTATCTGCGTACTGGGTGTACTTCGGCGATTCTGTCCGTATTTTTACAACAGCATGAAGGTCGTCCGTGGCTGGATGTCCTACTCTGCGCTGAAGAAGACTCTCCGCACAGAAGTGTTCTCTGCGCCGGTAGAATTCCGCGATATGTTGGGTGGCGAGTTCGGCGTGCTGGTTTCCTCTTCTGAAAACTGGGCGAGCGAAAGCAATGCCACATGGGTCTGCTTCTTCACAAAAGGTGAGCTGACCCTGTCGGAAAATAACGCCGCCTGCCGTCCTGTCTGTATTCCCTCGCGCTTTGTTCGATACCTTAACTTGAAGCCTATGAAGGTCTCTGATGGGCAGCTTAAAATGTATCGCCCCATTACGGCCTTCGAGATGGTCCTCTTCGATGGACGCACCATCACGGTCGGGTTCGCTACGCCGGAAGAGGTATCGTCCTTGAAGTGGTCGGTGATGTCCATGCTGCCTAATGCAGAATGCGTGGAAGATGGCAGCATTGACCGCAAAGCGTGCCGAAAGCTGAGTTGGGACTTTAAGAAAAAGTACAGCTTCCGCATTGGAGCGTTCCGCCGTGATTTCCTCGACTAATTCCCTTTCGCGTTTTTCATTGCCAATAGAATTGGCAATTTTAATAGATATATAATAGTCAAACACAGAAAGGAGAAAAAGATTATGAACACAACAAATAATCTGGTCCACGTCATCTCCATTGATGATGGCGGCGGCGTGGTGGTCTCGGAGGAAAAGACCGTGCTTGTCCGCGAGCTGGTACGGCACTATACCCCTACGTGGCAGGGTAAGGCGGATGCCTGCCGGAACACGGGGACTCATTATAGTGTATTGCAGGACGTGTCCGCGCTGCTGAACTCCCTCGGTGTGGAGCACTGTGTCTTTGTGGATACGTCCGACCTCGTGGTCTTAGGTCCCGCCTACGCGCAGGATGCAGAGTCCTTCGGCGATGCTCCCGACCCCTATGATGCTGTGCCGCCTGAGGACCCTGCCGAAAGTGACGGCTTGGAAGGCGGTGGTGCGGTATGAGACCCTACAGCCCCAGACCCATTGACTCGCTCCCGCGCAACTATGACACAACGCCGTGGAGCTACCGCGTAATTGATGATGTCTACGTGGATTTGGCAAATGCCATCGTTAAGCAGGCGGCTGCTGACTATATGGCCGCTCTCAGGGCGATGGTGAGGAAAGACCCGTTGGACACAGGCTATCTCTCCGCTCTGAAAAAGAAGCAGGACGCAGAGAGGTTCTTCTACTCCAGTTGGTATATGGAGTTGACCGCATACGACCCCAAAACGCTCGTTATTCAGCTTCGCGCAACGGTAAAGGTAGACCTGATGGAGCGTGAGCGCGAGCAGCGGCGGAGAACCGCATAATCCCATTTATTTTTATACATTCTTTTTTCAAAAAATCCATCCCTCGAAAGGAGGACACCCTCTATGGAAACAAAAGCCAACGTCAGTAACATTCCCACCCGCGAGAAGGTCTACAACTACATCTGTGAGTTCATAAGCGAACATCATGTATCTCCGTCTGTCAGAGATATCGCATCTGGCGTTGGCTTAAATTCCACCTCCAGCGTGGCATTGCACCTGAAAAGGCTGGAGGAGGATGGGCGTATTGCCCACCTCAAAGGTACGAGCAGGAGTCTTATCATCGTGGGCACAGCTACTCCGGTAGTAGCAGATACATCCGACGATGACCGGACGAGCCGCCCCTCTTATATGCCTCCTGTTGGCCACTGGGAATTTGTCAACGACTACGAGGCGCGGTGTACCCATTGCGGCAAGGAATCGTACATCGACCACAATGAACCCCATGACTTCTGCCCCAAGTGTGGGGCGGAAATGCAGTAACAATTTCAGGCACGGGAGCGATGGCTCTACCTCGCCTCCAAGCTGGTAGTTCGTCGGAGGTGGCGCCGGCACGGAAAGCGCCGGAATGTCCGATACCGGCTCTACATATGAGGGCTATTTAAGGTCTCAAAATCTTAAATAGTCCTCCCTGAAGAATTCCCATTAGTACGGACGGTATAACCGGAATTAACGCCTGTGGAGATGCATGGTCGTCGTGGAAGCAGGAATACTCTGTTGGCTGGTCTTCACGTGAGAGGTGATACCGGCACTTTCGGGGAACTGAATACCTATGCTGGGTATACACCACCCGGAAATAACAGGGTTGTATACCATAATTTCTACAGGGAGGCGACTCAGCAGCGGTATACACCACCCGGAAATAACAGGGTTGTATACCTGAGCAAACTCGGACGGATGCCGTTTTGCGAGGTATATACCACCCAGAAATAACAGGGTTTATACTTGGAATTTCATTCGCAAATTACAATCGGGGAGGCGGGTCTTTTGATATACAGCGGTGACGCGCTTGCAGTCCTGAAACAACTGAATAGCGAGAGCGTGCAGTGCTGCGTCACGTCTCCGCCTTATTTCCAGCTCCGAGACTACGGAGTTGACGGACAAATAGGGCTGGAAGACACGCCGGAGGAGTTTATTGCGAAGCTGGTAGAGGTTTTCCATGAGGTGAAGCGAGTCCTGAAGCCGGATGGCACGCTGTGGGTCAACATTGCCGACAGCTACGCCGGAAGCGGAAAGGGTCGCAACACGGACGGGCGTCATTCGGATGCCGGCGGGAAGAACTCGAAGCAGAGCACCAACACGGGTGCTGTCATGGGGCGCCTGAAAAAGACCGTCACCAGCGAGGACGCCAAGCCTAAGGACTTGCTGGGTATCCCTTGGATGCTTGCCTTTGCGCTGAGAGCGGATGGTTGGTATCTGAGAAGCGATATCCTGTGGAAAAAGACGAATCCCATACCAGAAAGCGTGAAAGACCGCCCCACACGCTGCCATGAATACATATTCCTACTCAGCAAGTCACGGACTTACTACTACGACTACGAAGCCGTTATGGAAGATGCCGTTGGCTACAATAACGCCGAGGTAGCGGGAAGCGAAGGCACGCTTCGGCTCAACACAAGGCGGCGTAAAGGCAATGCGAAATCATTCCGTGGCGGCGGTGCCTATACCAATAACCGCAGTTTTGACAACAGTGCTGAGGTGGAACGGGAGACACACGGAAACGTCGAGAATAAAACCGGCAAAAGAAACCTCCGTGATGTCTGGTCCGTTGCCACGCAGGGAACAAAAGAAGCTCATTTTGCGACCTTCCCTGAGAAACTCATTGAGCCTTGTATCCTTGCAGGAACAAAAGCTGGTGATGTAGTTCTCGACCCGTTCGCCGGGAGTGGAACGACGGGCATTGTAGCTCACCGATATGGACGTGAGTTCATCGGAATCGAACTTAACGAGGAGTATGCCGAGCTTGCACGGCGTCGCATTAGCGATGTCCAGATGCGGCTGGTGCTCTGAAAAAATTGAGTACGGACGGTATAACCGGAATTAACGCCTGTGGAGATGCATGGTCGTCGTGGAAGCAGGAATACTCTGTTTGCTGGTAGTCACGTGAGAGGCGACGACCAGCGCTTTGGGGAACTGAATACCTGTGCCGGGTATACACCACCCAGAAATAACAGGGTTGTATACCATCACCCCTCGCAAAGATGGCAGTCGGCTGGGGTATACACCACCCAGAAATAACAGGGTTGTATACCACAAGATGCCGCACGTTGAATTTGAGGAGCGGTATACACCACCCCGAAATAACGGGGTTGTATACCGTTGGACTCTATGTTACCATTGTAGAGATGGAGAAGATATTGTGCAATCATTGCACACTTTTTCTGCGGCGGTAAGCTACTCGGCGACAAGTCACCGAGCCTTCTCGACTTGTTTATAAAGGGTGGGAAATTCTGGAAAATGAAAGGACGAAAAAATGGAAAATCAGCGCAACGTAACAATCATATTCAATCCACACCTATCCGATAAAAGCCCCCACAAAGACGAAAGCCGCCCCCTCCCTGTTTGCGTAACAGTCAGCTTCACCAATTTGCCGACAAACCTATCTGGAGAAACTCTTATGCGGACGTTTGCCGGCCATTTGCAACGCTCGTGGGAAAGCGCTGTGTCCGAAACCAGAAGCGGAAAGCGCAGCGGAATCAGTCCGGATAATGTTTCCGCAGTTGCTGCCGCACTGGTCACATCAGAGTATGGTGGCGAAGCATTCGTTATCTTCTCACCATCGGTTATGACTCTCGATTTTACTTTGTGAGGAGGAAACTGTGAAGATGAAGTATGTGATTTTGAATGACGCGGCGTGCGACAAGCGCATCAAGAAGCTCGGAGCAGAAGTGGCATATTTTTCCAAGGAAAAGCTGGACAAGATGTATCCACCCAATGCAGCGGATACATATTCCGTCGTAGGATACACAGCACTGGATAAGGCGGATGATGGACGGAACAGAAACCAAGAATTTACCGTTACAGTCGGCGAAGGAGAAACCTCCTTCGGCGCCGTCGTCCAGAAAAGCTATCATCACTTGCTGTATAAAAACGATGGATACGCCTGCCTTGGTGCCAATAAGTATGTCGTCATCTTGAAACGTCGGCTGCTGCCTGTCATCCTTCTGTGTCTGGCGCTGCTTGTCGTTATTGGGGCGCTGGTATATACGCTGAGGGCACCTGAGGACACGAAGCCGAATGTCCCCGCGCCTGATGAACCCTCCAACGTAACAGTTGTGGAGGATGAGCGCTCCCAAGAGGAGCCGGAACGAAGCGAGGAAATCTCGCTTATTTATACGGATAATGCAAAAATTGAGTTGTCCACAGGGAAAATCACCATGTATTTCAAAAACCCCAGCACGTGCAGCCATGACGTAATTCTGGAGCTGTATGTTCTGTACGGTGAAGAGAATGTAAAAATCGCCACATCTGACCTTATCATCGCTGGACAAGATTTGACTACGATGAAGATGGAAACCACCGCAACAAAGCTGAGTGAAGGAAACTATACCGGGATGTATCGGCTTTTGTTCTTCGAACCGGGTGAAAAAATAACCGACCCTCCCGCGCAGGAAAGCAAAATCACCGATGTCTCTATTGTCGTTACAAAGTAAACCTCGGAGGCGTGAATACACATGGCACAGACCCTTGTCAATGGCACAGCAAAAACAAACACCATAAACGCAAAAGAACTATACAGCAGCAAAGCAGGAGCTTGCGAAGCTGCACGCGAACCCGCGTCCAAGGGTAGCGATACCACCCAGTCGAAAAACACCGCAGAGAGCCTCTCACGGGCTTTTATGGAGGTTTTCGATTCCGCCGGAAACGGAGGAGCCCTGTGAGCGTGCGAATGATTCCTTCTTTGACCGAGGACGGTGATATGCGGTTCGATGTCTTCGAGCATCCGAAGATGACGATTGTGGGCCGTTTTTTTGTAAATCCCACAATGGATGAGGTTTCCATGGTAGCAAACGGTGCCTTTTGTACGCGGGAGATGGTGATATCGAAGCAGAAGCGCAGCTATTTTGCGGCGAGAAAAGATATTCGGAGTAGTATCTCCGAACCCTACTCGGTGTTGCTTGAGATGATGCCTGTTGCTCGTATCTACACGAGTAAAATTGAGTTGGAACAGACACCATTCAACATTCTGATTGCGGACTACTGCGGGGATGTGTTTCGTGCCTATCCTGTGGGAATGGGAAATGCCGGCGTAAAGATTCCGGTGTTTCTGGAGCGTGAGAACGGTGAAATTCCAACGGCGCTCATCGAGAAGCCATGCACACGTGACACTACGCTGCAGGAATATGCGGTCACGGGCGGTAATAGGGCGTATGAGGCGTTTGCCATCACTATGGCACTGTATGACTTCATGCTCATTCGCTCCGGTGTTGCCGGACTTCACGCAGAAGGCAGCACGTTCACGGCGGCACCGCAGCTTACGGGCAAGTATGACGACTGGGTTCGGATTACTCAGGAGTATTGGGGAGCAACAGGCTGATGTAGGCTATTACAGACTTTATTGTTTGGGTAGCAATTCATTGCGATAACAGATTTAATTAAGTTTTGAAACAGTTTGAAAAGTGATTGACATTTTCAGAAAAAAAGCATATACTATGTATGGAAGTAGTAATGCTTCTCAGTGTGAGAGCACTGCAAAAAGTTGTGCTGGATATGGGACAGGGTAAACACCCATAACTGTTGGCATCTTAACTGGATGTCGTGGCTGGCAACGAGCAGCAACGGTTGTAGTCCACGCAAGGGACTTAAATTACTTGCGCCAATAGATGTTCCGCTGAGGAATGTCACGGCTGACAACCAGCAGAAAACTCTCAACCAAAAAGTAAGGGAGGAGTGAAACCCACTCCTCCCTATTTTTTAGACGTAAATGTCGAATGGAGAAGGTTTATGGCAAACAAAGCGAACAAAAAAGCGCTTGTAAGAAACCAGATTATTACGGCCTCTAATGTATATAGTAACGGACTTGCTGGCAAGATGTTCTTATATGTGTTTGGTAACGAGTTTTTTGAAGTCGTTTTTAAGACAGACCGATTCATGCACTTAACTGGTGTCAACTCTATTTTGAACGCACAGTCTTTTTATAACATGGCAAGGTCTTCTAAATTGACAACGGCACAGTTTTATTTTGACAGTCAGCACTCTTTCACCAGTGCAAAAAACAAATTACTCTGCCTACTTATGCTTCCCTCCCTTACCAATAGTCTTGTATGCGTTGTAAAAGACTTTCAGACATTAACACTGACATACAAAATTGGCGTAACCAATCTCGATTTTACCATTGGCTTAGAGGCGTTTGCTGATAAAAATGGGAATCTCGTTAAAGACCGCTATGTTCCGAGGACTCTGCGTGTCAAGGATAAGGCTATTGAAAACAGCCGCGACGCAGAATTTGTCGATTTTATTCTTTCCAAAGACGCGGCAGTAAGTAAATATGATACTGTGACATTTCAGGATGGAACGAAAGTGTTCCCTGAGTCTATTAAGCATATGCTTGCCCAGAATCTTTTGGAAAATTCATCATTTAATCGTACTTAACAACAAGAAGGACACCCGCCATGGGTGGCCTTCTTGTTTTCATATTGGAGATATTTCATGGCATTCGGCATCCTCTTTCACGGGCGGGTTCTTGCTGCAAAAACCATATTTGTTGTAAGTACACGCCTTCATATCGCAGCGCTCACCACCAGATTCAGAGAGCTGGATGGCGAAGCCAAGTCCGTCGTCAAAGGCCTGTTGCCTATCATGGTAGAGATAGCTTGTGTTTCCACCGGAATGGCGGACGGCGTAAACGCATTTCCCATCCACTTTATACGCACGATGGCAGTCGTTCCACCAGACGCTTAATTCGGTTTTTGTCGCACCGACCCTCACAAACCCGGTCTTGGGGTTAATTAAATACCACATATGCCCTCTCTCCCCTCTTTTGTAAAATCATACCACAATATATTGGTTTTGCAAAGAGTGTTTTGCTTTGTGGACTCAAAGTAGCGAGAGACGAGGTGTTGGTTTCCTCCAATACGGCTAAATCGGGGCTTGGGCCTGTGCAAGAGCGGGCTGTTTGGGTGTAGGAACACGGTGAAGGGCTCAGGCAGGAGGAACGGGCTCACGCAGCAGTGCGGGGCCGTGTGCGCCTGAAAACCCTCACGGCGGCGCGAGCTTGAAGCCCAACCGAAAAAGAAAACCGAAACACGCTCCACAAGGGAACGGTTTCGGTTTTCGCCTTGGAGCCCCGCAAGCATTCCAAGGACAATCAGTGAACTACGCGGCATAGACAGCCGCGATTTCCCGCTCTTTAGGTGTCGCAAAAGGAGGACGGCAAAGCATTGCCGTTCCTTCGCTTTACGCGGCGCCAAAACGGGCATAAAATCGGATGGTTCCAACCCTACTCAAGAAAGGAGAGAGAGCAGCCTAAACACAACAACGACGCTCCTCTATACTCACTATAACACAACACGGTGCTTATAACAAGCACCTTTACAGGGAAATTTTTCGTGTCTGCTTGCGTACATATGTGCGGTATGTTATACTTTGCAATTAGAGAGAGGGGAACGAAAAAATGAAAGAGACTGAGAAGAAGAGCATCATTGAATTGTTAGATTCTATGCTGCGCGGAAACCCGGTAGAGCTGTGCGGAGTTTTAGCATCGACGAATTTATTGGTATTAGAAACTTTGGACCGGTTGGAATATAGTGCTGTCAGAAATGCATCTATTCGTACATATCTCACGTGCGATAACAGCGAGATGGAGTACCTGTTGAACGACTTTGACGCACTTGTGGTATTGGCAAAGGACACTCCGGAGTTCTTTGCGCGGAAACTTCACTCCTACTGTGAGAAGATGGCGGAGCGGATACGCACCGAGGATGGTTGCATAGACGCGCTGCTCCAGTTGGCGAGCAAGCTGCAGGAACTGCGGCGAATCGAAAAAACGGACGCTGTTAAGGCAGAGGTTATTGCTGTGTATGCAGGCCTCGTTCTTCATACACTGGACTATCTCCGCGATGATATTTCTGACGATGGGCAGGTCGTTATTGGCGCATCCACAGACGGAAAACCTATAACAGCAGATAACCCTTTTGCGTATTTCTCTGTTGCAGAATGGGAGTCTGTTGTCTTATCTGTAGACTCTGACACGCCGGACCTGACTCCGTTTGTAAAACAGGGCATTATCCATACGGAGTGTTCCGATGTACCCGGCGCAGTAAACGCGCTGCTGAGAAAAAAGAGAGTCTTTACAAATCTGCGGTGCGCCCTTCTCCCCTACATCAACGAAAGCACTTGTGGGCTGTTTCCCAGCAGAATGGCGTACAACGACGGTGGCGACCTCGCAGAGCTCACGTTGAATTTAGACATAGACGCTTTGGATAAGAAGCTGGCCACAGCGCGAAAGACTTCCTTCCCGCCATGTGGCGTGCGTGTCACGTTCAACGACCCAACACGAACATTGTTTTGTCTCCAACTGCAAGAAATCCCCATAGATGACTATGTCTGCGTTGTGTATCGCCTCCGGCTCCACGCCGGAGATTTCTCAGGATACTATGTTCCGGGACACGATGATTGCTATTACATGGGAATGGACTATGAGGGAGATGATAACCGCTACACCATCATTAAGAAGCTGGTTATGTTCTTCTACGCGGTGGCCGTTCTGGACGATGCGGAGTACACGGACGCAGGCTTTGAAAAGGTCTTCTTTAATGTGTTCTACACTGTAAGCGCCCATAGCGAGCGGGATATGTCTCAACACTTTTATGTTCTCACGGCGGGCGGAAAAGCAAAACGAAAGGACGGACAAGTGGGGCGTCGGATGATGTGGCGCGAGCCGCTGCAAATTGCAAATATGAGGGGTTTTAATTATGACGTACCGTGAACTATATGACGAAGTAATCGACTCTGGAAAATACTTCGGACCAAAAAAGAAGATTGCGGCACTGGCAAACCTTATCTTTCATTCCAAATTCGATGGGGTTGAAACGAAGGACGACGCTGTCTGGGCAGCACTGGAGCGGTATGAGGACATGACCGGCGATTTCTTCGACCCCACCGAAGAAGAGTTTGAAGAGTTTAAGTGGGAGATTCTGGGGGATTAAGCGATGAGAATTCTAAAGATTGAGCCAGACAAGGTTCCTTATGTAAAGGAAATCAAATCGGAGTTGCGAGCCCTGCAGGATGAGGTACAGGGCAGCATAGAGGCAGTTTGCTTAGAGCCGGGAGTTATCCTTTGTTGCAACGAGGAAGGAAAGTTCAATGGAATGCAGCCAAACCGAAAACTTCCGGGCGATGTAATCTACGGACCATTCTTCGTGGTCGGCGCACAGGGCGAAGATTTCGTTTCCCTGTCGGATGAGCATATCGCGCACTATTCTGAAGTGTTTGCAGATGCAACTAAGCCGGATATGGAAAACGTAGACCCAATGTGGCGGTTCTTCTTCGGCGGGTAATGAAAACAACGCACGGAAAACGCACACGGAACGCACACAAACGCACACAGGTCGTGTGTGAGAGGTTTTACAAAAAAAGGAGGGAAAAACAAATGAACAGAGAAGATATGAAGCAAATACTGAGCAATATTTATGCCCTTCAAGTAAAGGGTATGCAGATGCAGTGTCCCTGCTGCGGCAACGAGATGCGGGCGGATATCAACGAAAACAGTCTAAGCAGATACCATGAAGTTTATATCTGCTCAAGATGCGGCATGAACGAGGCTCTTTCTGGTGCTACGCCTCTGGAGGATTGGGTGGCAATCAAGAGCATCGAGAACGCTCACAAAACCATCGAAAAGGCTCTGTGTAATGATGGGGACGAGTTTGGGCCGGGAACGGTCATCGTGAAAAATAAGGCTGGCGGTATTGTTGGCGCCCTTTTAGTGAAAAATGCCGATAGGCACCTTACTGCGTGTGCCGAGGACATTGAGGCGAACTGGGCTGCCATGCGTGAGTCTTATTTGGAGCGAGCTAAGGAAGACGAGAGCTTCTCGTTTGATGAAGACGGTGAACACCTTGCCTACGTGGAAGAGCAACTGAAGCTCTGTGTGTCTGACGATGCCAAGCACACACCGTATGAAGTAATCAACCTTGATAATGTCTGTGTCCTTGAGGCACTTTAATTCTCCGAATTTGTTTTTGGAGTAGTGCGAGAACTCGGTTCTTCAAAGCCGAGACCTCTCTGTAAAAGCAAAGATTTTAAGTAAAGAGGTGGGCTCATGTGCCTACCTCTTTGCTTTTTTTCTGCGAACACACAGGAGAGCTTCCATAATAGTATGCAAAAGTCGTTGACAAAAAACTGAAACGTGGTAGTATAGTAGTATAATTACGAAGATATTTTTATAAGGAGATTTATCTCTGTTTTCAAGTCACCATAAAGAATCAAGACAGTTATCCCAACTCTGGGATGGCTGTCTTTTTTTATATATTTACATACATTTGTGTTCCCATAAGTCCTTATAACAGGCTGGGAAGAAAGGAGAAAAAGCATGAGTATCGAAAACAGACTGCCTATCCCTCTGACTGCGGATGGAGTTCCTGTCGGCATTGGCGACACCGTCTATGCCATTTGGAATGAGGTCCGCAGAAACACCCGTGGCAAGTTCTACCGCGCATCCACCATTGCCGTGTATCCCGTCAAGGTCACTTCCGTGCTGTTCACGGAGAGCTTTGTCGAGCATCGCGTCATGTGGTCTGGCGATGGGTACGCCAACATTCCTGTCAAGGGCAGCAGCGATTTCGTGAAGCCTGTTGAGGGCTGTGTCGGAATTGAGCTGGGCGGCTACAACACCTTTGCCAGCAAGGAGAAGGCTGAGGAGTGTGCTGCACAGGACGACTGGCAGACTGGCGTTACCTTCTTCAAGGGTATGCCCCCTATGCCTTCCTGCCTCTACAACGAGCTCCGGCAGAAGAGCCGCGACTTCGAGTACGGCTACGTGGCTGAGGAGGTGACGGGCAATGAGTAAGTACGTCGTTGCTATCATGTCTGCTGCTGAAGTCGGCGCTCTGCACCACATCATCACGGATGAGCTGGAAAACGGGGTTCTCGACGTCGAGAATCAGGCTTTGCTGAGTAACGCTCAGGCGAAGCTGGACGAAGCCCTGCGGACTGCGGGCGAGTCCCTCTCCCCTGCCGTTCCTGCTTCCAAGCCTGTGAAGCCTCATTCGCCGGAGTCTTTCCGTGCCTACGAGTGCTTCAAGCTCCAGTGGATGCTGGACCACAAGCACACGCTGCAGGAGCTTCTCTGCGAGCTGGATGCGTATTCTGAGGACTGCGGTGATGCCGGCAGTATGCAGGAGCTTCTGGACGTGTGGGAGAAGGACAGTGGCTTCGGCGGTGAGATGTGGCCCTGCTACGAGGAGTGGCTGGAGTGCGAGGCGAAGAGCGTCGTACCCGTTGTCATTCCCACACAGGAGCCCGTCATCACTGAGCCTGTAATCTGCGGCGCTGCCGGCTGTGTGTACCACGACGGCAACTGCAAGTGTATGCTGCCGAGGCTGATTCACCGGCTGCCCAACCGCAACACGGAGGACGCTGTGTACGGCGAAAGCTGCTGCATGGACTTCCTCCCCGCCGAGCTGAACGATGGGACTAAGGAGGCTGCCCATGAGTAATGTCGAAAGGCAGAAACTCATCGAGAACGCCATGGCTCACTATCGCGCTGCCATGGTATCCGGCGAGCCCAACGAACTGAAGGCAGCTCTCAACGACATGGAAAATGTCTATTATGCCGTCTGCCTCTGGTCTGTTCCGGGGACGGACGAGCTTCGGAAAGCTATCATCAGCTTGTCGGAGTGCGTAAAAAGCTACTAAACCTAAAATTGAAAGGAGACACGAAAATGTCTGAGAATGGTTGCCGTGTATTCCCCATCATCACCAATGCGGTGCAGAAGGAATATGAGAAATGTTCCATGAACACTAAGTCCTCAGACCGGACGCCGGAGATTTGCGGCTACTATGGCCGCGCCTGCGGGCAGATGGACAAGAACGAAGGCGCCAATCGGATGCTCTGTAACCACTGCCCGTTGGTGGAGGTCGCCAACTCTCTGCGAGGCGGAGAAGGCTACCGCAGCGTCTATCAGCTCACGCCGGATATGCTGTCCGTGCTGAAGCAGAAGCTGTTCTACGACAGCGAGTGCGATGAGTTCCAGCGCCTCTCTGATGAGGAGCGCGACTCTGTCGCCAGCATCGCTTTCTACGACCAGATTCCCAACGAAATCGTGTTCCACGCTTTCGAAGGCATCAGCTTCGTGGATGAGGACTTCTTTTGCGGCGGCTGTGAGGAGGAAGCTAAGTGAAATACGTGATGCATTGTGACGAGGTCGAACTCGTCCATGTGACCACAGAGGATAGACTTGGCTCCATTCTGGAAACTGGTATCCGTCCCTCTGCCTTCGGCGATATGGCCGTAGGCGAGGACGACGGTGCTGGCGTCTATGCTGTCCGCAACGACGCAAGGCTGATTCAGAAGGTGCTGGACTACGTCGTGGACACGGAGACCTTAGGCTATGTCTATGCGGTCAAATTCCGCTACAAGGGCCGATATAGGGAGTGTGTAGACTCCGTGGAACATAGCTCCCACGGAGGCTATATTCTCATTCCCAAGTCCGAGTGTCCATCCGGTATCCCTGCCAAGGACATCACCAGCTATATTCGTCTGGTTCCGTAAGAAAAGAAAGGAGATTTCAAAATGTCTGAATTGCATGAGACTATCATGGGCCGCAAGTTCTTTATGAGCGATTTCCCTTCCCTCGTAAAGAACGTTGAGCGCGTGGCTGCTGCGCTGGAGGTTCAGAATAAGGCTGCCGAGGAGCAGGCCAACCCCAAGGAAAAGGCCTTCCCTGCCATCCTGATTCATTCCACCTGCCCGCTCCATACCGACGGCACTACTCATACCGGAGCGTACCGCTCCAAAATCGTTGTTGAGAAGTTCGACAACTACCTTGCGGCTCAAAACGTCATGGACGAGGAGCTGCGGATGGTATTCGGCTGGGAGAAGCTCCCTGACGAGCCTCTCACAACGAACTACGACATCGGCGGCTTGGAGGCTTGGGCTCTCCATAACGGCGTATCCCACTCGTGGAAAATCGTTGTCGTGGAGGTAGATGTTCCGAAAAAGGAGGTGGGGTAAGCCGTGGCGAAATGCGCTTTTTGCGGTCGTGAAATGCTGAAGGCCAAAGGCTGTCGCAAAATCACCATTCGCTTCGTAGATGGCTCCCGTGCTGACCCCATTAAGGTCGGCGCACCGGGCGACTTCTACTATGGCTGTGAAGAGTTGAACAACCCGAACTTCCGCTGCGGCGATTGCGGAGCCATGGTCGGTGGTTATCATCACCCCGGCTGTGATTGCGAGCGCTGCCCGAAATGCGGCGGTCAGCTCATTTCCTGCGATTGTCAGGCCGATTAACCCCTATTTTGAAAGGAGAGAGTCTGTAATGGCTCTCTCCTTTTTTTGCTTTATGAATACATTGAAAGGAGAACAGCACTATGAACAAAGTCTTTTTCGACTCACTTGCGGTTGAAGTCACCCGTCGGTGCAATATGCACTGCGCTCACTGTCTGCGAGGCGAGGCGGAGAACAAGGACATCTCCTACGAGGTCATGGACGCATTGCTGCGCCATGTGGACGGCATCGGTGTCGTGACATTTACCGGAGGCGAACCGTCTCTCAACTGCCGCGCCATCGACCAGTTCCGTGAGCTGTGCCTGAAGTATGACATCTCTGTGAATGGCTTCTATATCGTCACAAACGGTAAGGAGAACGTAGAAGAGTTGGCTGTTGCTTCCCTGCGGTGGTATAGCTACTGCGCCAAGCAGGAGGACATAGAAATCTGCGGTCTTGCTCTTTCCGACGACCAATTCCATGAGGATATTCCCAACGAGAATATCATGCTGCTGAAGGGTCTCTCCTACTTCCGTGAAGAGGACAAGCGCATTGATTGGGACAGAGTCAACCTCATCAACGAGGGACGTGCAGAAGACCTGTTTGAGACAGATTATCCGAAGCGTGAGCTGGGCAATGAGAGTATTGCGGTCGAGAAGTGGCCGGATGGCAGTGTGATGGTAAACGAAGGCAACATCTGCCTTACGGTGGATGGCAACCTTCTGGATACCTGTGACTGCTCCTATGCTCACCAGAGCCAGCACACCATTGGCGATGTCTTCCATATGGACGAGTTCTTCGATGAAATGCACGCTCTTTCGGAGGTGTCGTGATGGCTGCGCCTTATTTCTACGACACATCTGCCAATGCAACTCCGACAAATAAGGAGCATCTGCTGACAGACCTGCTGGATGAAATCCAGAGCGTTCTGAGCGAAGGGATTCATCCTTACTGTGAGGAAGACCCTCTCGGTTTGAAGCGGTTCAACGTCTCCAGAAGTTCTCTTGGCTATGTTCGTCAGACGGAGACCATTACGTGCGTGTCGGTCCGTATCGTCGCAAACCGCGATTCGATATACCGTACGAACGCCGAGCGTGATGAGGCAAAAGCGGATTTGGAACGTATTGCGGAGGATGTTGCCAAGCGGTACGAGTCCCGTTCCTTCGTTGCCTGCAACACTTCATGGTCCACCGTGGACAGGGTGTTGCACGCAACGACCAACGCAAACCAAGTCTGCTCCATTCCTGTCTTCCCGTTTGAGGTTTGCTTTTTCAAGACGCCCTACTACAATTCGCCGGAGCCCACCGAGAAAATCATGTGGGACGCCTTCTGTCGAGCCAGAGCAAGGTCGTCCAAGAAGCCTGAGAAGCGCGAGCTGCGGCCCGACGATTGGGGCAAGGAATTCCCGTATGGGAAATACACCTACAAAATTCTCGGTCCATCTGTAAGCCAGAATGCTACGGACGGAGAGAATTACATCGACGTCCTGCGGACAAGCGGTTATCGTGCCCTGAAGTTCAGGGGACGAATTAAGCGACAGGAGCTGGAACGAGCACTCTATGAGATGGAGTACGAGGATAAGTCCGAGCTGGCTATCGAGAAAGGTCATGCGGAAGAAGCCGAGTTCTATCGGAACAAGCGCTTCATCCAGCAGAAGCTCGTAGCCAGCGGAATAGATGTTGTCTACCGTGAAGTGTTTTCAATTCGAATTAAAACACAACCCCACGAGTTCCAACTTGTAGGCGTCATCAAAAAAGCGCGTAAGTATCCGTTCCTCGCCGAGTGCATTGATGAAACCGGTGAATATGCCGGCAAGAGATGTAGGCTTTCTTACAACGCTGTCATTGAAGCTATCAAACTCAACCGCAAATGAGAATATACCCGAAACGCTTGAAAGGAGAAGAATTAAAATGAATCGCAGAATTACTGAAAACAAAAAGTTTAAGACCTTGTACGTTATCAGCATCTCTTTGCTGATTGTGTGCATCATCGCAATTTTTGGCACCATCGGTGCTGCGAGCATGGACAATTCCATGTCCGGCGGCAGCCTCGTGGTTCGGTGCCTCCTGTTCTCTGTAGCAGGACTTTTGAGCTGGGCTGCTGCCCGTGGCTTCAAACACCGGATATGGCGCCTACTGAATGAGGAACTCAACCATATCACCCGCGATATTTCCCATCATTTGAGATACGACGGTGTGCTGGACGAGAACCTCTAAATAATTAACCATGAAAAAGCTCCCTTGTGGGAGCTTTTTCTTTTGCAAATACCCGCATGGAGATGGGGAAAGCCGTTGACAAAATACCGAAACATGGTAATATATTAGTATAATTACGAAGATATTTTTATAAGGAGATTTATCTCCGTTTTCAGTCACATCATCATATTCAAGGCAGTTGTTCTCGCTTGGGAACGGCTGTCTTTTTATATATTTACTACATTTTTTGTTCCCGTAAGTCCTTATTACAGGCAGGGAGAAAGGAGAAAAACAATGAGTGTCATCAACACCCGACTCGCCTATCTCTATCGTGACGCGGACAACTACAAGGTCCGGCATGAGGTCGTTTTCGCCGGCCAGATGTCGGAGGAAGAAAAGATGCGTATTATCGCCAGTCTCGATGACGGCGAATACTTCATCCCCGGCCCTCTCGGTCTGAACGACGAGCGCTTCGGCAGCGAAACGGAAGCCGACCATCCCTTCTTTGAGTTCTGCTACTTCGAGGAAACCACGGATAAGCCGACGACCGACATCACCATCGCCGAAATCGTCAAGCGGTTCGAGGACAATGCCCATCTCTGGAAGGACTACGAGACTTCCTTGGAAGACGTTGAACTCAATGATGTGAACGACATAAAGATGCCCACACCTGACCCTGAGGAAGACCTCTCCCCCCGTGCCAAGGACCTCCTGTTTGAGACGCTGGAGCTGTTCCGGAAGGAAATCGGCCCCAAGTTCTCCGACTGGAAGGATGCCGACGATTGGCTGTTCAGCATCCTGAGCATCACCAAGGACGAGCTGCAGGCTATTTACGCCGGCCACGACGTGTTGGTCTACCGCGAGTCTGCGGCGGATTGAGAGGCTGCTATGGGTATTGGACGAGTTCTCACATGGAAGTTTGTTATCCGCGATAGCGATGGTTATACGCTTTGTGCTGACCCCAGAGCATCCGGCTACGCCTATTACTGGTCGAAAATCGACCATGATGGCGTGCAGCCCATCGTCTTCGGCGATAGGGCTCAGGCGCAGAGCTATCTCGACGCTATGCGGCACAACGAGCCGCGCAATCGCAGATGGGACCAATGTCGGGTCGAAGGCCCGTTCATGGATTTGTAAGTCAAAAAATTGAAAGGAGAAAAAAACAATGTTCAAAATCATCAGCATCAACGAAACTCAGTTTTTCTGCAACGGCTGCGGGGAGGTATTCGTATGGGAGTTCAACACCCCCGACAAGAAGCCCCCCAAGGACTGGGATGGGCGGTATGACACCGCTTCCCTGTGCAGCATCAACGTTCCCGACTATCGTGGCGTGCCCGGACTGTACCCCTCCGGCTTCGACACCAAGCTCGCCGAATACGATAAGGCAAAGTACGAAGCCTTCCTGAAAGGCGAATATCAGCCTCCTGTGGAAGACATGGACTGGTACACGAAGGTGCCGCCCCTGCTGCGCTGGGGTTATTTCACCTGCTGGACCGACAGCCTGAACTTCCCCACCTACATCGCCACTGTGAACGGCCAGCCGTGTTTGCTGATTATCGCAGAGGCCGGTGAGGAGATGTCCAAAAAGGACGGAAAACGGAACGTCAGCATCCGCAAGGCGCTGATGGAATCTGGCCGCAAGCTGGCCGAGAAGCTGAACGCGGACGAGAAGCTGAAGGGACTGTACGCAGACGTACTGTTCCCCAAGGACACGGATACCCCGTTCTGCCAGTGGGAGCTGTACGTCGCCATCCCCGTGACGGAGAATGTCACATTTGAGGACATCAAGGCCGTAGCGGACGTGATGGACGAGTGCATTAGCTACTGAGAAACTGAGGGGGCGGGGCTTCCTGCCCCCTCTAAAAAGAAGAAGAAAGGAGTAAAACACTATGACGTTCAAAGCTGACAGACCTGTTGGGAGGTACTACATTGTGCCAAACAGTCTGGTCGTGGGTTACGACAAGACTATTGTTTTCCGAGACCGGCACTCTAATCCCGTATTCACACTTCCCAACGGCGGAAAACTTTTGATTTCCGATGGCCACCGTGCTGAACCCAAGGTCTACACCTGCCGGTTCATCGACCAAACGCACTTTAAGCTGGCTGCGAAGGGCGAAGGTTCTTGGCCGTATCATCACGACCAGTTTGTCGAGCGCATGGAGTCCATGCGTGGCTGTACCTATCGCCCTGAGAAGGGTTATTTAAGATTTTTGATGTGGGGAACCCACAAAAGGTCTAATAGCCACAGCCGTATCGACGTATGTAGGACCCTCATGTAGAGGTGACGGATGCACCTGCGGGTTTTCCCAGCTCGCAGCTCTACCAAGCATACGCCGAGGTAAGGGAGACACTACCGCCTCCTCCGGAGGTGAGACACTACTATGAAAGGAGATGAGCGCACATGACGATAGTCTATGTGCAAAACAAAGACGGTAAACCTTTGATGCCGACAACTCGCTATTGTTATGTGCGCCTTCTCCTGAAGGAAAAGAAAGCACGAGTTGTCAGCAGAACCCCGTTTACCATCCAGTTGAACTATGATACCCCTGATGTTACCCAAGACCTGATTCTTGGCGTTGACCCCGGCAGAACGAACATCGGCGTTGCTGTCGTCAAGAAGGACGGCTCCTGCGTGTTCTCCGCACATCTGGAGACTCGCAATAAGGACGTACCTCTCCTAATGAAGAAGCGTGCTGCGTTTCGGAAAAACCATCGCACGCTGGACCGGCGCAGGAAGCGCCAGCGCCGTGCGATAGCTGCTGGGACTATTGTGGAAAGCAACACTATCGAGAAACTGCTCCCCGGCTACGAGAAGCCCGTTGTGTGTCATTACATCCGCAATAAGGAGGCGAGATTCAATAACCGCAGTCGCCCTGCCGGATGGCTGACACCCACAGCGAACCACCTGCTGCAGACTCACATCAACCTGATTGCGAAGGTTACAAAGTTTCTACCCATCACAAAAGTGGTGGTGGAACTGAACCGCTTTGCTTTCATGGCGATGGATAATCCCAATATCCGTCGGTGGGAATACCAGCAGGGTCCGCTGTACGGACTTGGTTCCGTGGAGGATGCGGTATACGCACAGCAGGACGGACATTGCCTGTTCTGCAAGAAGCCCATTGACCATTACCATCATGTTGTTCCACGGCATAAAGGTGGTAGCGAGACATTGGTAAATCGGTGTGGGCTCTGTGCAAAGCACCACGACCTCGTCCACAAGGACAAGGCGTGGGCAGAAAAACTGGTCACACGCAAGGGCGGTATGAATAAAAAGTACCACGCCTTGAGTGCCCTGAACCAGATTATCCCTCACCTCATGGAGTATCTCGGAAGCGAGACCCCCTACGATGTCTATGCCACGGATGGTAAGTCCACCAAGGGCTTCCGTATTGCCAAGAATGTGCCGAAGGAACACTATACGGACGCCTACTGTATCGCCTGTTCCATTTTGGATGCGGATACGAAGGTCTCCGCACCTGCCGAACCTTTTAAGCTGAAGCAGTTCCGTCGGCACGACCGGCAATCCTGCATCCGCCAAATGGCTGACCGGAAGTACCTTCTGGACGGCAAGGTCGTTGCAACAAACCGGCACAAGGCGATTGAGCAAAGGTCTGATAGTCTTGAGGAGTTCCGCGAGGCTTACGGCGACGCTGCGGTATCGCAGCTCACTGTAAGGCCCCACTCGCCCCAGTACAAGGATATGAACCGTATCATGCCGGGTGCTGTGATGGACTTCAACGGGACTATCGGGGTTATGCAATGCTCAGGTGGTCGAAACAACGGAAAAGTAGAATTTTTCAAATCGACAAAAGGAAATAAAACTACGCCAAAGAAATGTGTGCTTCTTGCACAGAACGCAGGCATGGTTTTCATCCCTGCCTGAAACGAAAGGAGAAATACAATGAAAAACACATCAAATCTTAAATATCCTGAAGAGAAAGGAGCCTGAAAATGGAACGACTCACCATCCGCCTTCCTGATGGGCAGGCTTGCGTAGACTGCAATCGGTGCAAATCTGAGCGCACGAGCGAATCCAACGAGGCAAAGGAGATGTGCTCTACCCTCTATTGCCGCAACCGGCTGAAAGACCGGCTGGCGGCTTTCGAGGACACTTTCCTTGACCCTGAAGAGCTGCTGACGCTCAGGCAGGAGAACGAGACCCTCCGCCGCATTCTGGGCGAGCGGTTCGGACCTGCCCCAGACGCCTCTGTACCTGAACTGGTCGGAGCCATCAGCGATAAGATGCGAGAGACAGGCGAAACCATCTACGCGCTTCGGCACGAGTTGGATGTTCTCAAGTCCACTTATCGCCCGAACTGCGTCAACTGTGAGCATATCCACAGGGATAACTTCAACTGCACAGCCGTAGGTGGGTTCTGTACCGCTGTTCCTGCTGCCCATTGCCCGAAGCTGAAGGAGCTGATGGAAAAAGAGGCTGCGTCTCAGGCCAAGGAGGTCAAAGACGACACCCATGCTGAGTTTCTGGAACGCTGGGCAGTCGAGCTGAACAACCGGAACGAGCGGAGTGTTTTTCCGGCAGCCCTGAAAGTCGTTAAGGGTCTCGTCGTTGTCTATGCTGCATCGGACGACCTCGTGGAAGTTGAGGGCGCCATGACGCAGGAAATCGGTGCTTTCGATGGTGTCAAGCTGACTGCGAGTAAGGCTCAGGGCTTCTATGAGACAACCGCAGGCGAGCCAGACATCGAGTTTCGCTGGTGCGATGATTCCTCTGAGGACTCTGTCTGTCCGTGGTCTGTTATCTGCAACCTTCCTCATCGCAAGTTCGACATTCTCGACGATGAGGGCTATGTGTCCAGCGTTGGTGTTGTGCTGCATATTGATGACATCCCTGAGTAAGAAAAACTCAAAAAATGAAAGGAGAAAAACTATGAAAAAGAATGCAGCTTCCGCAAGATACGAGGGCATCCTTCTTATTCCTGCAAGGGATGCAGATTTTTGTCAGGAGCTTCTGGATATGCCCTGTGACGAGGGACACAATCCCGTTGAGTATACTGGCATCGGTAAGTATGCCGATGTTCGCAGCTTCGGCCTGACATTCCCGAACGGCTATTCTGCGAACATCAACGTATGCTCCGACGACAAGGGCTTCTTTGTTAATCCCGTCCTCTACAACGAGAAGATGTCTGAAGTCATGTGTCTGGATGCTGAAAGCAAGTTGGAGGGCGTCTACACCTTTGATGACGGAGCTGTTGTGTACGTCATGGAGGTCGTCAAGGACTTGTCCGAACCGGCATTCCACGAGACCACTATCAGAATTCCCGCTGTGGACGCGAGAAAGTATCTCACTTATATGAAGGGTGAGGACTTTCCCGACGGTAGCCTCAACGTGCCGAATGCCGTTATTGCTGAGTATACCAGCAAGTTCGAAAACGGATTCACCGCCGTCCTGCGGATTATCCACAGAGAGTTTGAGGTTGTTTCCAATCTCTCCCTGTACGACGCAGACGGAATCGAGGTGTGGAGCATGGATGAGGACAGGCTGCTGTTGTGCGTCAGAAAATTCAACTACGGTAACGGCACTTACGAGGTCGAAGTGACGGATGAGACAGCGAACAGCACCGAAAAGGAGCGTTATTGGGCGGAAATCCGTCACGATTTCCGTGAAGACTCTCCCGTTGGTTGCGGTGATGTGGTTGCTGCTGTGTCTGTCGATGCTTGGCGCACGTCCGACGACAATGCCGAGGGCGAGGTCATTGCCCGCGTCTTCCTCACCAAGAAGGGCGACGTGGTCATCGACTATATCAACGCCATCGCTCGCACCGACGTGCTGGCACAGGAATCCATTAAGGAAACCGTGAAGGAGCTGCGTGGAACCGCTTGTTGATAGGAAGGTGTGCGAAGAGAGAATCGGACCCATCACTCAGGACGCCTTGACAGCCTCTTCTATCAGGGATATACTTTGTATATCCCTGATGAGGAGGTTTGCGAGCCGTATGAAAACTACCCTAAAAAAGTGGGGCAATAGCCAAGGTATAAGGCTTCCAAAATACGTTTTGGAAACAATGGGATGGAGTGAAGACGAAGCCCTTGAAGTTTTAGCCGATGGTGATAAGCTCATTATCAAAAAGGCAAATAAACTTAAAACGATTGATGAGTTCTTTGAAGGGTATGATGGAGGCTATAAGCCGACCGAAATCGACTGGGGCTCCCCACAGGGGCGAGAAGTCTGGTAAGACAAGGCAACATTATTTCGCTCAACTTCATCGACGCAAGGCCGCACAAAGTTGTTGACCATGTTCCGGAAGATATTTTAGCTTCTGCTCGTGATTTGGTCGCTGCAATCTTTTAACAGATGTGTGAAAAAGCTCCCCGAAGGGAGCTTTTTCTTTTCGTTCAAAATTATTGACAAAATGCCGAAACGTGGTAGTATAGTAGTATAATTACGAAGATTTTTTTATAAGGAGATTTATCTCCGATTCAAAGTCACATCAAATATTCAAGGCAGTTGTTCTCGCTTGGGAACGACTGTCTTTTTATATATTTACTACATTTTTGTTCCCATAAGTCCTTATCACAGGCTGGGAGAAAGGAGAAAACATGAAAACTAATGTTGTTTTCGAGTACGCTGGCGAGAACATGGAGACTGTCCACGATAAGGTTGCCGTCACCGGTGAAATTACCGATTGTGGTTTTGCTGTTATGATGGCAGCTACCAACCGCGACGGTGCATTTGTGCCGGCTGCTGTAGGGCTTCGCAAGGTAAGCTATGCGAAGCTGGTTGGTGTTGAGCCCTGCGAAGCTGATTCTGATGCCGTGTGCAGTGCGGACGTCCTTGTGGGGCGCTTCGTAAACGCAAGCGGTGCGTGGGATGAACTTTCGTCCAATAGGCAGGTGCAGAGTGGCGCCGTTCGTGTCGGTATCCCCTTTGTGTATGGGCTCTACAACTTAACGCCGGTGCGTAACGGGGCAAACAAGAAGATTTCGTGGTGGATTTCCCGCGAGGGTATCGGTCACGCGCTCTACTGCTTCACCGCAAACTACACCCCCGAAATTGGCTATCAGTTCCAACACATCAGCAACTATATTTCCATGTTCGAGGAACAGTTCGGCACGCCCGATGGCAAGCCGAAGTTCAAGAAAACCCCTGTTGGTGGACGCAATGTGGCAGTTGTCCGCATCAAGGTCCATCCCGATGTCGGACCAGCCTATATCGTTGAGGTCCCTTCTGATGAAATTGGCAGTATCGACGAGTGGGCGAGAGAGCATCTGGAGAACTGGACCTGTGTTGAACTGAAGGATTCCAACTCCGCACCTGAGGCTTCCCCCTCACCCGAAATCGGCTATCAGTTCCAACACATCAGTAACGTTGGTGGACGCAATGTGGCAGTTGTCCGCATTAAGGTCTATCCCGATGTCGGACCGGCCTATATCGTTGAGGTCCCTTCTGATGGAATTGGCAGTATCGACGAGTGGGCGAGCGAGCATCTGGAAAACGGAACCTTTGTTGAACTGAAGGATTCCAACTCCGCACCTGAGGCTTCCCCCTCATCCGAAACCAGCACTCGTGTCCGCGACATCTGCGGCGATATGTGCCGCTGCCATGTCTATCACGATGCAACTTCTGGAACGGACAAGATGCGTTTTTGGCTGAGAGCTGCGTTCTCCCGTCCCTCCGATATGCTTGAGGTAAGAAAGGAGCTGAAAGCGAACTTCGGCAGCGGCGCCGGCACGCACACCTATGATGATGGTTCTTTCGATGTCATCATTGAGAAGTTGGTGCCGTTCGCTTTCTCCAATGCGGATTTGGAGAGCTTCGCAGACAATGCGGTTACACTCATTGAGAATGTTCTGCACGCCAAGGCAACCAGTGTGAGCTGGAACGCCGGCCATTGTGAGAGCGACGATGATGTACTTCTCACTGAGGTAGAACGGAAGGTTATCAGTGACGCGGTCAAGGGCGGTACTCACGCCTAAAGCGTGGTAGCTTATTGTCAATTCGTGTCGAAGAAAGAAAGGAGAAAAACACATGACTAAACACAATACCAAGACCCGCTGCAGGGCCTGCCCTGCCAGTTCCTTTTGCAAGGACATCTGTTACAACCACGACCTCCCTGACACCAACTGTGCTCATGCCGTGAAGTACGATAAGCTGAATAAGCGTATCGCCGCTCTGGAGGGACAAGTGGAGGCGGTGAAGTTTATGAGCTTGAAGCAGAGAGACGTCGAGTTGGAAGCGCTGTGGGATGAGTTCACTGATGTCCCGATGAATCCGGACACCGAGAAGATGGAGGATGCGTTCCTCCACTTCCCTGCCGGCACTCCTCGCGAGGACATCTGGCACTGGTTCGATGAACGCTATTCCAAGGGCATCGCTGCGCTGCTTTACGGTCGTGGCGAGGACAACACAGCTACCATCGCTACTCTGACCTATCGGAACGAGCTGTGCTGTGAGTGCGACTCTGAGTTGTGCGCCTTTGCGGATGCTTCCGGAGTTTGCCGCGCTCCGTTCATTACCGGCGCCGCGCCGCGTATCCACGAGGATGGCTGCGACGATTTCTGCAGCAAATGCGATGCGGGCTGCACGGCCAGCGTCGCGGACAAGGCTTCTGAGGCTGGACGGTATATGGTCTTCACGGACAGCCCCTACGTCAGAGACGCTCAGATTTACTGCGGCACCATCGACGAAGATGAAGATATCTATTCCGAGGAGAACGAGGATAACTGGTACGATACCAGCGGTCCTGTTCTGCTCATTGACAGAGACTTCAAGACCCTCGATGAGTTGCGGAAAACGGTGATGGACCTCTATCCCGATATGGACCTTTGCACCCTGCGTGCCATGCGGGTCTCAGGGAAAGCTGTCTGCTTGTAAGGATTCCCACCTTGAAAAAGCAAGTTTCTGTACTTGAGTTGTAATGATTTCTCTTTACAGCGCATACAATATGTGATATAATTTGCTGCAAGGAGGTGAAGGGAGATGTATTCTAACGTGAATTTTAGAATGGACAGTGATGTAAAGACCCAAATGACTTCCATCTGCAATCAGCTCGGTATGTCCCTTTCGACAGCTTTTAACATTTTTGCAAACGCCTTTGTTCGCAGCGGAGGAATTCCGTTTGATGTTACAGTTGAAATTCCGAACGAGACAACACTCACAGCAATGGCGACGGCTGAACGCGGAGAAGACATCTTTGGCCCGTTTGACAGCGTGGACGAACTGATGGAGGCACTCAATGCTTAAACCAGAGTTCACAGGTCAGTTTAAGAAAGACTACAAACGCGCCATGAAACGCGGTTGCGATTCCAAAAAGCTGGAAGACATCATCGGAAAGCTCTGTCGGGAGGAACCATTGCCAACGGAGTGCAGAGACCACGCGCTCACGCATTCAAAGTCGTATACAGGAATGCGGGAGTGTCACATCGAACCGGATTGGCTTTTGGTTTACACTGTTCTCAAGGACACTTTAATTCTTCGTTTAATCCGAACGGGCTCTCATGGAGACCTTTTCTAACCCCCCTTTGAAAGAGAGGGCTACCTTTATGGTAGCCCTCTCTTTTTACCCACAGAATTATTGACAAAATACTGAAACGTGGTAGTATAGTAGTATAATTACGAAGATATTTTTATAAGGAGATTTATCTCCGCTTTCAGTCACATCATCATATTCAAGACAGTTGCTCTCTTTTGAGAACAACTGTCTTTTTATATATTTACTACATTTTTGTTCCCGTAAGTCCTTATCACAGGCTGGGAGAAAGGAGAAACAAATGGATTATCAGAAAGTTCAGGAACGGATGCAACGCATCAAGGACACGCAGTTCGCCAAGCACCGCGCCCACATTCACAACCGTGGAGACATCGTCGTTGTGGACTGGAAGCGAGATAACACAAACGCCTATGCTGTCCAGTATACGTTCTACAAGAACCACGTCTTCATCACCGGCGACCTCGGCGATGCCATCTTCAACTGCACGTGGCAAACGTGGACCACCGAGAAGCCCTACAAGAACGCACCTGTGGGATGTGGCCGGCCCAATAAGTTCAAGCCCATCTCCCTTGAGTATCTTGAGGAGAAGCTGGGCGCATTCAGGGAAAGCGATGTGTATGAGTTCTCCTCGGTGGAAGCTAAGGAAGAAATTAAACACTACCGCGAGTACGTGTCTAAGGACTATAAGGACGACTTCAAGGACCTGCTGAAAGAGACGGAAAGCTATCGTTTCTGCGATGAGTGGCGCAACTACATCATCTCCAACTACGACATGGTGGAGGGGATGTTCAGCGATTCCGAAGTCATCGCGGATATCATGGATGCCGGTAAGACGTTTGGCTGCCGCTACCTGAGTTGGGTGGCTGGTATCCAGATGATTGAGCAGGCTATCGCAGATGGCACTGCCATCTACGACCCTATCCGCGTGGAATCCAACCATCGCACTGCGGTAAGCCTTATTGCCGATGTCGGCAACGGGACTATCTCTGTGGAAGCGATTGACCCCTGCGAAAAGGGACGCCACACGGAGGTGTTTGTAAGCGTGCAGGATAAGGATGGGTCCAACACACAGGATTTGGCCTATATCGGTCAGACCTACGAGCGTAACGAGGATAAGAGCAGCGATGCTGATTTTGTCGCTAAGGACTCCATGACCGTGCGTGTGTGGACTGAGGCGGAGAACGAAGACTACACCAAGGAGTATGTTGTCGAACGCTACCATGAGGCCGACTGAAAGGAGAAAAGTTGTGAGCGCAAAAAGAGCTGTCATTGAGCAAAAGTTCAAAAAGATGGAAGCTGAGGCAAAACGCCTCGGCGTTACGCTACTGACCAAACCTGAGGCTTTCATTGATGATGACCACCTCGATTGCACGTGGTACGGAGGCTACATCGGTGGTTTCCAGTACAACGGCTATGAGGTCTCCTTCGAGGTACAGGGAGATGTCTGCATCGCCGGCGAGGTCAAGGGCAATGATTTCTCCTATACCAACAGGTCAAACTCCGGCGCTATGGCTACCCACGCTTCCGATACCCTGCGTACTACCTTCAAGAGTGATGATGAGCTCATGGAGGCTGTGCAGGACGGCGACATCGAGTACGAAAACAACAACTGGATTGAGGCATTTGTCAAAAAGCCTGATGGCAGTTGGAGCACGTTCTCTGAGGTCGCTGAAGACGACAACGTGCTGGATGTCTGTGCGGATATTTCCTGCTGGCTGGATTGGCTGAAGGCCAATTTCATCAAGGACGCTGCTGAGTAAAAGAAAGGAGAACTTCTATGGAAAAACGCATCAAGATTCAGGCACAGGAGGCCACCCGCACCGGTTCCGTCCGGCGCTTCGATGACCTTGGCCGCATCGTCGTCCCCCGCGAGATTCGCAAGCTCATGGGGTGTGAGGAGGGCTCCCCCTTTGAAATCATCCCCATCGCTGAGGGCATCCTGTTGATTCCCTACAACCCCATCGAGACCTTCGGGAATCGCGTGGACGCTCTCCTGAGCGATGTTAAGGAGACCGAGAATTATCGTGGTATGCCCGACGAGGCCCGCGAAGCCGTCAAGACGAAGCTGCAAGAACTGGTGAAGGTCATGCGGGACTATCACGTTCGCGGCGTCGAGAAGGGCGGTGACGAGTAATGGTGGCTGGTAAGAAGAACTGGGTCTGTACGGACCCCGATTGCGTCCAGTTCCGCCGCGAGGCGCCGGAACACGGCCACAACGTCTTTGAGCTGGCACAGGTAAACCAATACGGCGCCGGCCTGTTCCGCGTCGCCCACGGTTTTGTCTATCTCGACAACGACTTAGACGGGCACGAGCGCGACTTGCTGTGCGAGCTGTACGACTGGGACGCGGAGATTATCAACAGCCACGACTTCAACGCGATTTTGGCCGAGACGGTTTTCGAGACCTCTGCTACAGAGTATGACACATCGGAAGAGTACCAAACCTTCAAAGACGCAGCTCTGGCAGTTGGTCGGCTCATCGGCGTTGATGTGAGTGCTTACGTGGCGTAAAACGCAGAAAGGAGAGAACGAATATGGCAGAGAAGCTGTTCGGCACAAAAAGGCTCGATAAGTACGCCGAAAACGGCTACGAGAGCTGCGCTTTGAGCCAGCGTGAGGAGCAGGATGCCTTCTCCTTCTGGTGGCCTTTGGTGAAGGACTGTGGCATTCGTGTGCCGGAGACCGTCATTATCAAAGTGCCGGAAGAGCTGGATGAGGAAGGTCAGAAGACTTTCTACAGACACTTCTATATGGAGCGTCCAGAGGACTATCCTGCTATCAGGAAGTGGGTCGATGATGTTGTCATCCCCACTCTCAACGCCTCTCCGCTGAAGGGACATCTGCTGTTCGTGAAGAACAGCCTGTACTCCAATAAGTTCGATGCGCGTACCTGTATGCCGGCTCCTACTCCCAATGCACTGACCGATGCTATTATCGGCATCCAGTACAGTGAGTATGAGCATAAGATGTGGGGTCCCTACGGTGACACGGAGTTCGTGTTCCGCGACAGGATTCGACATATGAGCAACATGGTTCCGTGCATCTACGGCGGACTTCCCTTCCGCACCGAGTTCCGCGTGTTCTACGACTTCGATACCCGCGAGGTCATCTTCACTGCGAACTACTGGGACTATGACTACTGCTACCCTCACCTTTATGACCGCACCGACCGTATCGTGTTCGATGCAATGAAGGATGAGATGCAGGAGAAGTTCGAGAAGTATCGCGGCGAGGTAGAGGCGCTGGTGTCCGAGCATATGAAGGACGTGCAGGGTCTCAGCGGCCCGTGGTCCATCGACATCATGCTGGATGAAGGCTTCACTACGCCGTATGCCGAAAAGCCGAACGAGTTCTGGCTCATCGACATGGCCGTAGCGGAACGCTCCGCTTACTGGGAAAATCGTCCCTCGAAGCTGGCGCTGGAGACGGTGCCTGAGAAGGAGGACTGAGCCATGGGCGTCACGATAAGCTGCCGAAAGACCGGTCGGTCTATCGACCTTGGCGGCGGAGGTTTTTTCAATCTCCGTAACAAGGTCTCAGACCTTGTCGGCGACCCTTGGGCATCCCACTACCGCAAGCTGGAAGACATCTTCCGGAAGGCTTTTTCCATGAGCGATGAGGAACGCAGGCAGGCCTATAATGCCTTCGATGCTGAGACCGAACGGCTTCTCGCCGAGAAAAAGGTCAGCTTCAAGGTCGTAGACTTTCTGCTTCAGCCAGACTGTGAGGGTCTTATCCGCTACGGTGCCTGCAAGGAGCTGCTGAAAATCATCGGAGATTACGACGACAACGTTCTGTACGGCTACATTGGCCGTCCGGATTGCGCCAAGTTCCGAGATTTCAAAGCCATCCTGCAGGATTGTGCCGACAACAAGTGCGATATGATATGGAGTTGAGGGCTGGTTTCCAGCCCTCTCCCCTGCCCTGTTTACCAAGAAAGGAGAAAAACATGAGAAAAAAGAACGAACACAAGCCCCTGACCGTCAAGGAAATCGTCTTCGGTGCTAAGGAGATGATGAAGAGCGTTGCGCGAGCTGATGACGAGGTTCTCAATCTGCTGAATCAGTTTGAGCGGAATGCTTCCAGCATCCGTACCACTGCAGCGGATGAAGAGTTGGTCTATTCCAACTTCGACATCCATGTTGACTGCGTTCATGGCAGTAACGAAGGGTACTACGCTGACATCGTTTTGGATGGGCGATGGATGCCGTCTCAGAAGGCCGGTACGCGGGAGCGTATGGAAATCTATTCCGTCAGAACGATGGATGACAGCATGAGCGGATGCATGAAGGCCGCACAGTACGCCGCGTGCCTCGCATTTTTCGTCCAGAAGTTCATTGATAGCAATATGGACCGGTTCGCAGCATCCAATGACAATTTTGTGGATGCGCGATATGTGTCTATTTGGGATGGTGGGCGCACCGAATGCTCCTCCGAGTGTGTCGTTGACCTGCTCAAGCATGAAGTTGTCTCTATCACCCCCTGCGAAACCTTGGACGCAGCGGAAGTGGAAGTCCTCGACGCCGAGCGCGTCATCGTTCCCGATGCCTATGCGGACAACGGGTGGAGGATTTACCCCGTCTATGTGCGAGGCGAAGAGCCTTCCTCGCAGGAGGCAGACCGAAACACATACTTCCTTCGAGACTAATTTTTCAACACAAACAGGAGGGGCGGAAGCTCCTCCTGCTTTTCGAAAAATAAGTGTGCTGGAAAAGCGGCGTGGTCAAGGTAAAACAACCTTGCGCTCAAAGGGACCATAGTCTATAATAGCTTTAAGGAGGGGTGGACTGTGAATGTGCGAGAATACGCGAAAAGCGTTGGTTTCACTGTCGTTGGCAAGCTGAGAAGAATGCCAGATGTCCATTACGGTATGGACGATAATCGAAAATATCCCGTTTGGATTGATGAGGCCGGCAACGAGTATTGCGGCAGCTATAGTAAGGATGGCTGCTTTTGCATCATCACTTCCGACGGAAGTGTCATTTGAACCAAAAGAGGAGCCCACGGCTCCTCTTTTTTTGTGGGAAATCTTTACCTGCCCACAAAAACTTTTACAGCTACCCGTGCATCCTCTAAAGTTTTATGTGGGAAAGTCTGCAAATCCCACAGAAAAGTTGGGAGAAGTCGCTCAGTCGAAATAAGGGTTGAAAAGAAAAATCCCACACAAAACTTTGGATAGCCTTTCGCGCAAAAGGAATTGACAAAATAATGAAACGTGGTAGTATAGTAGTATAATTACGAAGATATTTTTATAAGGAGATTTATCTCCGTTTTTCAAGTCACATCATTTATAAAAGACAGTTATTCCTTCATGTGGAGTAACTGTCTTTTTCATATATATTACCTCTTAAATTTCGTGTGAGCATAAGTTTCCTGACCGTTTTGAGACGGAAGGCGGCTCAAGAAAGGAGAAAAAAATCATGGAAAGAGCTATCAACAGAGAGCAGGACAACTACCGCTTTGTCACGAGTGTGGAGAGCGAGCTTCTGCAGGAAGTTCAGGAGATGGAGCAGAACAGCCGCTGGCTGCCCGGTGTTCCATCCAAGAGCATCCACGTAGTTCCGCTGGAGCCCATTGAGGTTCCCATTGTGGTGCAGAAAATCGCTGACGACCCCATGCTGACCCGCAAGGTGACGCTGGATGCGGCGATGGAAGCCGCTGACCCCAGCATGGGTTCCCACTTCATTGTGACCAACGAGCCCAACGCATGGGTACTGCGCGACACCGCCATCGGTTCCCTGCATAACACCGCGAAGCTGTTCGGCTCCGCATTCTCCCGTATGACGCCCTACTGCTCCGCAGAGGTGCTGAACAACGGGCTTCGTGCGGCGCCGGATAAGAGCCTGACACTTCTTCTGGAGCGTTATGGACGCATCGCGGCCCTGCATTCCGATAACGGCGGCGGCTACCGCGTTATGCCCATCTCCGAGCTTCTGACAGCAACCATCCGGAAGCTGAACGACAGGTTCGGTAAGGTGGAATTCCTCGGCGGAGAGAACAGCCACAGCGCCACGGTATGTATGTGGGCGCTGCCTGACAAGCAGGATGAAATGCTGACTATCTATGAGGATGCACTGGACGCACACGGCATTACATCAGTTCATTCTATGAACATGATGCCGGTCGTCAAGTTCTTTTCCTCTGATACCGGCAATAGCTGCGCCACGGCAGTACCCTATTTCCAGAAGCCAGCCGGCAACTGTGTTCGCTTCACTGATGGTATTGCTGTCAAGCATACCAGAAGCAGCAACGGTAAGGACGGAGTTCCCGCCTTTGAGGAGGCGTTGGACGGTCTGTATGCACAGTTCATCGACATGACCGAGGCGCTGGACAAGTTGACCAGCGTGCAGGTCGAGCACCCTGAAAATGTGCTTATCGGCCTTGCAAACAAGCTGGGGCTGCCTAAAAAGTATGCTGACGAGGCCAGAAAGGACCTTGCCAGACTGACTGCGGGTATGCCCTTTGTCCCCATGCACGACGTATATCTGTCCATGTCGGACATCCCCTTCTACGCCAAGGAAGCCGGTGCTTCCCAGACGACCATCACGAATCTGGAGGAGCAGGTGGCGAAAATCCTTCACATGGATAAGGAGTGGGCAAAGTACGACGTTGGCGGCACCGTCGAATGGGGACGCCAGAGCTACACCTTCCAGCAGGCATCGTAAAGAAAGGAGAAAAAGAAATGAGCATTTATGCCAACAACGACTTTTCCTCTCAGGAGGTTTCCTCCTTCAAGTGTCTTTTTTCCAAGTTCTGCCTCCAGCAGATTAACGAGGAAAACTGCACGGACAACGACTGCGTTGACTGCTGTGTCAACGCGGCATATGAAAAGATGTTCGAGAAGGAGGGCGGCGCCGATGAGTAACATTTGCTTTGGCGACGCCGTTCTGAGCCGGGACGGGAGCGCAAAAGGGACCGTAGTTGGGCTTTCTGTCCGCTATTGTGCTGCGTGTGGGCGCGTCAGTCCTTGCGCCAATGTTCGCTGGGAGGATGGTAAACTTACCAAGCCCTGCACACGTGGCACTATGAAGCTCGTAAAGCGAAGTGAGGAGGGAGCTGTATGGCAACTGACCTGAGAACAACTGTTGTGCCTCAGGTGGAAGCCAACCTTCCCTTCCCCCGCTGCATTGCCGTTGATTTCGATGGCACGCTGTTCGTCACGGACTTTCCCCACATCTACGAACCCAAGTGGGATGTCATCAACCGTGCAAAGGCAGAACAGGCCGCTGGAACTGTTCTTATCCTTTGGACCTGCCGGCACGGGGAGCCTCTCAATGAGGCTCTCCGCGCCTGCGCGGAGGTTGGGTTGACCTTCGATTACGTGAACGAGGCCGAGCCTCTTCGTGTTGCCTATTTTGGCGGCGATGCACGCAAAATCGGCGCTGACGAATACTGGGACGACAGGGCGGTTCAAATTGCCTGAGCTGCTGCCAATGAAAGGAGAAAAAAATGAAAGTAAGCGAGCTTATCGCCGCATTTGACGAGAAATACGCGGCTGCTGAAGAAGAACGAAGGCATCTTATCGCTGAGGGGTGTAAGAAGGATGCGGATAACATCAAGAGTCCTTTCTGGCTCAATGAGGTTATCGTCCCCTTAGCGGAGTATATCTCCAACAGAAAGGGCAAGAAGCCTTACATCTTAGGTCCTTATGGTATTGGTTCTAAGGTGAGTATTACCCTACACAGCCCCTTCGATGAGGATAGCTGCCGACTGATAGACTTCACCGACGTGGAATCGCTCACGGTCGAGCCGTGCTTCGAGACCACTGAGGGCGGCTTTATCGCGCTGCATTTCCGTTATGAAACCGGCGAGGTGGACACCACCTACCCGGAAGGTTCTCTCGGCGCTTATAACGAGCTGAACCGTGTTACAGAACCCTTGCCCGACGAACCGGACGAGATTTCTAAACTGTTCACGCCCCTGAACTTCAATACAAAATAAAGAAAGGAGAAAAATGAGTATGGCTTCGATTTTTGAAGTGTTCGGGAACGGGAACACACCCGTCCGCGTCGAGCGCGATGGTGTTATGCTTTACGTTCCGTTCCGCGAGCTGAGGGGCGGTGACAAGGTTTGCCACCGTCTTCCCGATAAGCGCGAGATGTCTTTCACTGTTGATGTAGATGGTGACGCACATCTCTGCGACGATACTGACAATGGCGAGGAGCTGTATGTTGTCTATGACGAAAATGGTGATGGATACTACGCGGATATGATTACGAGAGTCACGAAGGTCATCAACGCGGTGGACCGAGACGGGCTGAATGTGGATATCACCACAATGGTGTTTTCCATCCCCTACGAGGATTTCGACCTCGAAAGGGCCATTCGTGACGCCGCTGTCGAATTCTGCCACACGAAGGACGGCTTGGATATGTACGAGCACAACTGTGGAGAATTCAACTACGGCGATTTCCTCAACGTCCCCGACGAAATCTGCACGAGGCACGGCTTCGAGCTGATGAGCTTCACGTATGGCGTGTCTGAAGTCGTTGACTTCAATACCACGTTGGTCTTTTCCGACGACGTCTATGACGCCGACGAGGACGATGAGGACGGTGATGGCCAGTGAAAGTCGTATATTTACTGTTTCATAAGGACAGTAAACGTCCCACAATGGTTTCCTTCACTCCCAACGGCATGAAGCGTCATATCACAAAGATGATTCGCACGGGCTCCATGGAATACTGTGCAGGCACCAAAGCGGCACAAATCCGTCGCCTCCGCGATGATTTTATGAGCACCGACCCCATCAGTACCGTAAATAAGCGGTTTAAGAACAAGTGGAGCATTGAAGCGTATATGGAGGGTGCGGTGCGGCGTTAGCCGCACCCTACCCTCACACATAGAAAGGAGAAAACGAAAAATGTATTTTGAGTGCAATCTCCCCACGGCGGTTCCCATGTGGATGGACCCGCGTGCTGCAATCCCGTTCATCAACACCATGGCTGCCATCCGGCAGCGCATGGAGGTATTGGAGGCGGCGAAGGACCTCTGCGTCGCTGCTCTGTTGCCGGTTGAGTCGTTCGCGGAAACCGCAGCGGATGTGTTCAAGAGGATGCAGGCAGAGAATGGCGACTTTGACGCTTTGACGCCGGAGGAGCTGCGCGATGCCGTTCTCTTCGAGAGCAATCTCTACGGCAAAACGAAGCCTCTGCCCCCGCCCCGTATGGAGTGGCCCAACGCGGAGACCGTCGTTGACTGCCGCTTTGTTTCCACCCATGAATGGGAGGCTATCCGTCATCTCGGCATTGGCGGTTCTGATGCGGCTGTGATTATGGGCTCGTCCCACTATCGCACGCAGACGGAGTTGTACCACGACAAGGTTGGAAATCCCAACCTGAAACGGGAGGATAGCAACAGCTCCGTGTTTGTTCGTGGTCACTTCTTGGAAGATGTAGTCGTGAATACGTTTTGTGCGCTTACCGGCGCCAAGCGCATCCCCGAATACAGAATGTTCCGCAGTAAGGAGTTTCCTTGTGTTACGGCGAACATCGACGCCATCGTGGAGCTGAACAACGAGTTGTTCGTCTTCGAAGCGAAAACGACCAAGGAGCAGAACTTCGCGGCGTGGGTCAACAACAAAGTCCCGCCCCAGTATATCCCCCAGATGCGGCAGTATCCCGCTGTTTTGAACGACGAGCGCATCAAGGGTACGTTTATCGGCGCCATCCTGACGCACGATTACGAGGCTGGAGACCTGTATATGGGCTCTTCCTATGACCTGTCTGAGTTCAAGCGGCGGTTTATGCCCCGTGATGCGGAAGCAGAGCACGACCAGCTTGAGGCTGAGGCAGACTGGTGGGAAACTTACGTTGAGAACAACAGCGTTCCCCAGTATACCGGTGACATGGAGAAGGAAATTCAGGTACTCAACGGACTGGCTTCCACTGTTGGAAAGGCCGCCGTTACGCGCACGCTTCCCGATGACCTCGCCGGTAAGGTCTCTGAATGGCTGGAGCTGTCTGAGCAGTCTTCCCTGCTGGATAAGCAGAAAAAGGCTCTTGACGAAAAGCGAAAGTCTGCATCCTTGCCTCTTATTGAGGCACTGGGTCCCGACATGGATACAGGACTCATCACCATCAACGACGAGACATACGAGGTCAAGAACAGTCCTCGTAAGGGCACGGAGATTAAGCGTGATGTTCTGGATTTGCTCATTGACACGCTCTACGGAACAAACCCCGATTTGGCGGAAAAGTTCCGAGACTGTATCGTGGACATCCCGTGTAAAACGCGGACGTTCAGCATTAAGAAGAGCAAGATGAAGCCCGCATAATCCCATTCAGGTAAAGTAGTTTTTTCAAAAGAAATAAATTATAAAGGAGGCCGGCGACATGGCAACTATAATCCCATTCGCCGCCTCCCCTGAAGGGAGCGCGTGCGTGATGAGCAAGAATCTTGAAACAATCACCTGCGTTCCTATCTATCGACTGTACGAAAAGGATGGCTGGAAGGTCATTAAGTGCCAGAACACACAAACAGACGTTACATTTGTCGCCACCGGCGATGGTCTGCCCTATGCGGAGGACCGTAACGTAAACCGGAACACGGTCATTACAATGACCGGATACTGGTCTGTAGGAAGTAAGTACGGCTCATCCTTCAAGGTCGAATCCTTTGAGTACCAGTTCAAGAAAACCAAGGACGCCACAATATCGTCCCTATCGAGCCTGCGCTGCGGGTTCGGTCCCGCTGCTTCCGAGGCAGTATGGAAGACCTTCGGGGATATGACGTGGGATATACTGGACACCCAACCTGAACGGCTGATTGGTGTAAAGTATGGACGGCGCACTGTATCCAAGAAGATGGTCAACAGACTGAAGGTGGCTCTGAGCGAGACGAAGAAAGAGCGCGAAGTCACAAGGCTTCTTCGCAATGCGAACCTCTCTCTTCGGAAGGTACAAACACTACTCAAGGCGTTCCCGGACGAGGATGTGGTGGAAATCCTGAAGCACGACACTTACCGTGTCTGCGAGGTAAAGGGGTTTTCCTTCGATATGGTAGACAGCTTCGCTCTGGAACAGGGCGTCGCTATCGACAATCCGGCTCGTCTACGGGAGGCGCTGCGATACACTTTGGACTTGGCGGCTTCCGCCGGTCATATGTGTGTCCCCGTGTCTGAATTGCCTTCCTTGATGGCAAGGGTGGCCAATAAAAATGTTCGAAGCAAAGGCATCACTGAGGAGGTCTGTAAAAAGGCCATCAACAGTGGATGCCAGCGCAAGGACATTCGCATGGCCGGACCCATGCTCTACTCCGCCAGCCGCTTTGAGCAGGAATACGGCATCAGCCGCCACATCAAACGGCTCATGCGGAGTCATAAGCCCATCTCCACGGAGCGCATCAACAGGGCGCTGAAGGAGTATCAGGAGGACAACGACATCACCCTCGCTGAAAAGCAGAAAGAGGCCGTGATAAGCTGTTTCCAGAACCCTGTAAGCATCATTACCGGTGGACCGGGTACAGGCAAAACGACTGTCACAAAAGCCGTTTTGTATGTGCATAAGGCTATTTACGGGGAGGATAACTCCCTCCCCTGTCTGCTGGCACCCACAGGCCGCGCTGCACGCCGTATGACGGAGCAGACCGGCGTAGAGGCATCTACCATTCACTCCGCTATTGGTTTGCGTGGTGATGACTGTATGGGCGGCACAGATTGTGACGGGCCGCTGTTTGGGAACATCTTTATCATTGACGAGTGTTCCATGATGGATTCTTTTGTAGCATATAACCTGCTGCAGAAGATTCCGGGCAGAACGCAGGTTGTCTTTGTTGGAGACCCTGAGCAGTTACCCTCCGTCGGCGCCGGTAATGTCCTGTACGAAATGATTCGCAGCGGCGTGGTGCCTATCACAAAGCTGGACGTTATCTATCGTCAGGCCAAAGGAAACCCCATCGTGGAGAACGCACAGAAGATGCAAATGGGGGATGTGAACCTGCGTTTTGCGAGAAAACAGTTTATGTTCATGGAAGATAATACCGGAGACCCCGCCGTTATTGAGAACGCTGTATGCGAACTCTACCAGCGGGCTATTCTGTCAAAAGGTGCTTCCAATGTAGCCCTTCTTTGCCCCTATCGGCACAAGAGTGCATTGAATGTGAACCGATTCAACAAGCTGCTGCAGGAACGTATCAATCCTCAAAGTCCTACAAAGAACTTTGCAATCTTCAATAACAAGTTGTTCCGTGAGGGCGACAGAGTGATGCAAACGAAAAACACCGATTTTGCCAAGAATGGCGACATCGGCGTGATTCATTCCATCTCCTTTGAATCCGCCAAGGACGACCCGACAAAAAAGGTAGACGTCGTGACGATTGAGTTTAACGACGACGGACATCAGCTCCGTTACGATGCAGAGCAGATGGAAAACATTGACTTGGCCTACTGTACTACAGTACACAAGAGCCAAGGAAGTGAATATTCCATCGTTATCATGGTCGTATCTCCCGAACACAAAGCCATGCTGCGTCGGAATCTGGTATATACCGGCATTACCCGCGCAAAGGACTGTGTTATCATGGTCGGAAAAGCCGAAGCCTTGAAAAAGGCTATCCTGAACAACAAAACCGACAAGCGTTATACGCTGCTTGGTGACTGGCTCTACACTGAGTTGCACGAGTCTGACACCGACACAAACAAAAAGCAGGGTGCATAGCACCCTGCTTTTTCTTATTTACGATTATTCAGGTGTTAATAATGGCAAACACCTCATCGGGTTTCACCGTGCGAAGCATATCTTCCGGCAGCCCGTATGTACGATAAGCCCGCTCGATGTTTCTCCTGTGTTCCTCCTGTGTTATGGGCGGACGCTGCTGAAGCTCCTGCATAACGGAGAGCACCTTCATGCTGAGTCCGTGTCCAAGCCCCACCTGCCTGAAGCCCTTTACCTCACCATACTTCGTGTCCACAGACATGATGAGAAGGCCCAGCCCGTCACCGTCATCGAGTTGTATATCAAAGGAGGGCAGCGAGGCATCAATACGCGGTTCAAATGGTGTATCCATCCACGGACCGCCTCCGAAGGAGAACAAGAAGAATGGTGTATCCATGACCACGGTGAAAGCCGCCAGTAAATCTCCGTATATAAAGGCGTCGTTCTCTTCCTTTCTTATTTCAGGGAAGCCGACAACGAGCTTCCATCCTATCGAGGAATCAAAGGACATCCGAATCATAATCTCGTTGATGGCGAGCTCTTTTATCTTATCGCCAACCGAAATACGCTCATAATGGCCCATACAAAAGCCCCCTCTCTATCGTGCTATAAAGTATATCAGAAGAATTTCACACGTGCAATAACCACAGGGAAAATCCTCATTTTTTTCTCGCCTTGTCCTGTTGACAAAATAATGAAACGTGGTAGTATAGTAGTATAATTACGAAGATATTTTTATAAGGAGATTTATCTCCGTTTCAAGACACCATCATTTATCAAAGACAGTTATCCTTTTTGAAGGATAGCTGTCTTTTTTAATATAAAAAACTACATCAATAACCAAATCCCAACCTCACAAAAAACAAAACATTTTTGGGATTTGGTCCGCCTTCGTGCGGAAGAAAGGAGAAAATTATGTCTTATCAGAACAACAACGGTGGTATGCAGCAGGCTCCTCAGTATGGGTATCCTCAGGCGCAGGGCCAGTACCCTCCGGCACAGCCCCAGTACGGTGCGCCTCAGGGTCAGCCCGCCTATGGCTACCCTCAGCAGCAGATGCAGGGTTATCCCCAGCAGGGAGTCTATCCCCAGCAGCAGGGTCAGCCCGCTCCTGCGCCTCAGCAGCCGGCTGCACCGCAGAACGGTCAGCAGCAGGGCCGGAAGTTCTACACGACCGCCCACTTCATCAGTGCCGTGAACAGCAACGGCGAGCCCTATATCTATACCGATATTGAGGGTGCTGTCACTCGCTGCTCCGGTCTGAAGCACACGGCGGAGGGCAAGGCCTACGTCAACTTCTCCATCCCCATCCAGAACAGGAAGAGCAATCTGGACTATGCGTTTGGCGAGGGGACTCTCGTGGAGAACGAGAAGAACGTCGTGTGGGCCAACTGCACCATGTGGGAGAAGACCGCCGAGCGGTTCATGCGTATGGTGACGGCGGAAAACGGCAACTACGCCAATCCTGTGCTGTGGCTGTCCGGTTCCGCGAAGATTCAGCAGTATACGCGCAAGGATGGTACTCCCGGCAGAAGCCTGAGCATCTCTGTCAGCGACTTCCACTTCATCCGCAACCGGAGCGGTTCCTGCATGGACCCCAATGCCCAGCAGCAGGCTCCTCAGGGCTACCAGTCTTCCTTCGGCGCCCCCGCTGCCAATGGTGCCCCTGCGTATCCGCAGTCCGCGCCGCAGCAGGCTCCTCAGGGCGGCTATCCTCCCCAGCAGGCTATGCCTCAGCAGGGTCAGCCCGCCCCCATGCCTCAGCAGCAGGGTCAGCCGAACATGACCTACGGCCAGCCCGCTCCCAACGGCTTCTATGAGCTGAACGATGTGGATGACAGCGACCTGCCGTTCTAAGCCATCTGATTTCCCCGCAAAAAATTTCTGTAAGGCAAGAGAAGGGTGGGGTCTCGAATCGTATCGAGACCCCACTTTTCGCCTAAATGCTTTTTTAAGAAAGGAGAAATGGATATGAGACTGACAAGTGAAGAACATCAGAAACTGAGAAGTAATCTTCAAAAAATCGAAGACTACATTGTGTCTGAGATTTGCCCCCATATGTGCGGCACAAGCGTGACGGTAGATTTCGGCGAAGAGAAGATGTACTACGGTGATAAAAATGGGATTGAGAACAAATACCATATCACGGTCACGGATAAATCCGTCAGTGGTCGAACCGGATACCTTGGGCTCGCCATTGTCAAAAAGGACAACGACAGCGGCTCCTCTTTCGATACCTACGTTGAAGCGGGTATGGCGCTGCTGCGTGAGTGGCCGCGCATTAAGGAGGCACTGCGAGCGCATCTTGTCAAGGTTAGCTTGAACAAAAGCGTTCTCGACACATTCGCCGTTTGAAGGAAAGGAGTTTTAAGGTATGGACCTGAAATTTGCGCTTGATACAGTTAAACGTGACTGGCCCGCTGAATGTGTTGACGTGCGCTTCACTTTTGAGCGCATGGACAACTCCTACGCCACTGTCACGGCGGACGCCAAGGCACTCTATAAGGACTGGTTCTCCGACTGCAGGATGTGCCCTGAGAACGGAGAGTATGTCCACGGTGTCACCATCGGCACGCCCGACGGCAAGGTCTATCTGGTAGATAACATTGAACTGACCTTCGAAGAGCTGATGGAGGCACTGAAGACGTTTTTCTTCAAGTGGCCTTCCGTCGCTGACCTCAGCGACGATGGCGTTTTCCGTTGCTGTATCTGTGGAGAGGAGCTGGTGTGTAACGATGCCGGCGAAATGCCCTCTCTTTGCCCAAACTGTGGCGTGATGGTGGAATACCCGACGCCATGTATCGAGATGGAGGGGGTGTGAGGCATGGGTAGTTTCTCTTGGCTGTTTGCCGACACGAACAACACCAAAAACCTCCGTGCCAACCGCAGGGGTTACGTTGCGTGTCCCGACGGGACATTCATCTGCGAACCATGCTATGAAACCTACGATATCTTCGACGGCAAGGATGTCTACGACTTGGTCGTAGATTGGAACCGTGAGTTTATCGCCGAAAGCCCTGACCACCTGCTTCCCCACGTCCACTGCTGGACGAAAGATGGTGCTTTGGTAAGAACGACCTATCGGCTGAAGGATTTCCCATGGTATCCTGTCGTCGCCGACCTGTCGATTCCCTTCGAAGACCTCCATGATGCGCTCATTGCACATCTCAAGAAGGAGCTTGGCGATAAGTTCGCGCCCTACAGAACGGAAATCCGCAACATCGGCATTGACATTGCGTGCTATGACGAGGATAACGCATCTCTCCCCTATCCTATCAAGATTACCAGCAAGAAGACAGGTATTTGCTATGGGGAACTTCCTCCGAGTAAATGGGACCCTGAACAGGGACTCTGCGAGTACCGTCCGAGGTATGTATGATGACCGGACGTCCTAAGAGCATTGTCACGCAAGCAATGGTCACGTCGGCGAAGAAGCGGCTGAAGGGTGCGAAAAAAGGCTGCACAGTATCCGTTTCCGAGGGTACGTGGCTGCACTTTGGCTCAGTTGGTATCACTCTTCACAAGGTTGGTGAGCTTAATCTCACAAGGACGAAGCACGTCAACCGGTGGCAGGAAAAAACAATAAAGCAAATCAATGAAGAACTCCACAATTCACCGTGGAGACCGTAATTGCGGTGGAGGACGACATGGAAAAGACCTACATTCCAAGCGAAGAAGTAAAATCAATGGTCGTCCGCCTTCAGCGGTCCGGTGCTGCCTCCGGCAGCACTGAACTGCTGGCCGCAGCGGAGATGCTTTCTTCCCTGCTTCGTGAGCGTGAACTCGCCGTACATTGCATTGATGAGGTGTTTAAGGCAGTTGCTGATTTGCCACAGCACCCTGCTGACGCATACTTCAGTATTCTGCGCTTTCGCAAAGAAACAGGACGCCACAAAACGCTCATTTGAAAGGAGAACCTACAGATGTATAACCCCTGTCACAACTGCCCGCGCCCTAATGTGGTGCGTGTAAATGAGGGCGGAAAGCCATTCTTCCCTGAGAAGAACGAGGACTACTACGACCCTCTTGTTTGTCCGCAGATGTGTACCTGTGGAGCGACCCGTGAGAAGGCAGAGCTGCTGGAGCAGAAGCTCCACACCGTCAGCCGCACCTGAAAGGTCGCAAAAAAAGAAAGGAGAAACGAATCATGGGCAAAGGTAATGTTTCTGTTCATGGACCTTACGAGGCCGTCTACTACATTTCCAACAGCTTCCTTCATGTCTATCGAGAGGATGAGCCCTATAAAGAGGAACCGGAAGTTCGTCTGCTGAACGACATCCCCTACTTTGAACTGGACACCTGCCGGTGGCTATTCGATGAGGAGGGCTCTATGAACGAGGAGGCCGATGTGTTGGAGTGTATCGTTGATACACTGGGACACCGCTTCCGCAGCATGACGCCTGTGTTGGGCGAAAAGTGGGTTTCCAGAACACAGCGGGTGATTATGGAAAACGAGCTTTTCGCCATCGCGGTCGAGGACAACGAGAACTCTCTTGCCGTTGAACTTCTTCAGAAGGAAGTAAAGTATGACGAAAGACTTCTCGGCTTCCAGAAACGGCATTTCGAGCGTTATAGAGACGCTTTGAGGGATGCTATGCTGGAGAGAGTCCCCGAAATCAGCTTCCCGACAAGCGCATGGACTTCCGGTACTATCAGGGCTGAGGACTTCATCAAGAAAGGAGAATAACTATGGGTTACAACTACCCCCCTGAATTCGAGAGGATTCAAAAGCTGCACGAGCGTGCTGAAGCTGCGTTGATAGCTATTTCCGGACAGTTTGAAAAGGGAGCTTGTCACGATGACGTCTGCCAAGCTGCCCTCGATGACTATGACGCCTTCTCCCGCACTGTCGAGCAGTCTAACAATGGCGACCCCGACAGATTGGAAGACTTCATTAAATGGGCAGCAGCTCAGGCGCTCGCAAAGTACACGGCGCACGGCGGGGACTACCGCCCTACGGTAGAGGACCCTTCCGGCACAACTCCCGATAAGGAGTATGAGTCTAAGGCCATCGCGTTCATTGGCGCACTTGTCAGTACGGGACGCAAAGGCATCAGAGACCTTGTGCTGTGGCTGCTGGAGAAGACGGATTTCTTCACGGCGCCCGCAAGTGCTAAGTATCACTCAAGCTACTGCGGCGGGCTTCTGGACCACTCAGTCAACGTATTTATGCGTCTGAACGACACATACTTCACGGAAATTGAGAGGAACGGAAAGACGCTTTCCGAGGAGGAGAGGAAGATGGTCAATGATAGCATTGCCATCTCCGCACTTCTTCACGATATCTGCAAGGCCGATTTCTATAAATGGGACAGCAGAAATGTGAAGGACCCCAAAACCGGACAGTGGAAGAAGGTGCCTTGGATTTCCTATGACGAGAAGCTCCCGTTCGGCAGCCACGGCGATAAATCTGTGTTTCTTGCAGAACGCTATATTCGCCTGACGATGCCGGAGGCTTTTGCAATCCGTTTCCACATGGGAGAGTATTCCACAGATAAGAATACCTCAGCGGCCTTTACGCGCTATCCTCTGGCTTTTCTTCTGCATCGCGCAGATGAAACAGCTACATATATCGACGAGAACCTGCTTCTGCAGGGTATCTCCGATGACGGAGGGAATGTGTAATGGCCGGGTATTCCGGCTACTCGATGAGCAACAACGCTGTGGATGCTTATGAATCCGGCGAAAAACCGCGTTCCAAGTGGACCAAAGCAGCCATACTGAACGCAATCGAGGCCGAGGTTTTGAACGGAACGCTGTCTCTTCAATGCAACATTGAAAAGCTCAAGCAATCCCCGCTTTCTTTCTTGCGGACAAAGGTTCTGCAGTATGCGGCATGGCACCATACGAGCAAGTATTTCAACGGAACCGACTTCTACTCTTTAGATATTGATTATCTTGCTTCTCTTACAGACAAGAGAATCAATGAGGACGTTGAAAACTGCAGGAAGGAACAGTCTCAGGTGAAGAACAACCGAACCGTTCCTGAAAGATGGCTTTGTTCTTTCTTGGTGTGGGGCGGAACTCGAAACCATCCGAGTTCAAAACGATACGTTGAAGAAGGCATTATTATCGGCGATTTTTTCCATAGAGCAGATGGCCGTCGAAAGAAGGTCTCTGCAAATGGCTTTCAACGCATCAAACGTTTGGATGAGACGGAGGACGAGTCAATTTAGAACCGCAAAATACAAAAAAAGACCACCTTACGGTGGTCTTTTTTTACGTGGACGGCTTATTGGTGGAAATGGGAACATCCTCTACCCCTGCAACCTTTTTCATGTTGCTCCATTTGTGTTCGCTTTCTCCTATGAGTTTTGCGATTGTGTTCCATGTTGGCGTTCCTTGAGTGCGTTGCTGATTGTATTGATTGCCCGTTGCCGGCTTAATTCTCTTGTATTCCTTTTTGAATAGTTCCAGCCACTTCTTTTTGTCTATTTTCTTGCTGGATAAAAGGTCATACCGCCAGTTATCGGGAACACAGTCAGGAAATGTTTCTTTAATCCAAAGCCGCCAATTCATCTTCACCACATTATTGAATGTCTCCGGCGAAGGCAACTCAGGGATGCCAAGGAGGTCTTCCCTGCTTGGGGTACGTCCATTTTGAATAATGAAACCTTCGACACGCTGACGAATAAGCTCTTTTGTCCAAAATGTTCGTCTAAACACATGAGGTCTTTTCCTCCCTGCGAAGGACACCCTATCGTCCGTTATACACAAATTAGTTTCTATAACTCTCAGCGGATTGTCACCACGCTTGTTGTACCTCGGCAGCTCCAAGAGGTCGATAAGGGCTATCCATGACGCAACGCCAAATCGTGCGGCTAAGGACTCCCAGTATGGGATAGTTTTACTTTTCTTTGAGTTGAACTCGTGCTGCGTTGCAGGCCTTATTCTGTAATACTCTTTTATAAAAGCATCCTTTACTTCATCCACATCATCATACGCCTTTCCACCATAAATTAAATCTGTGGAAGATTTTTTCGTATGATAAGGATATCTTTCCAATAGCCATTTGAAAGATGTCTTATCGAACGAGTTCTTAAAAACGTCCGCAGACGGAAGTGAATGGTTTTCAAGGAAACTTTGCCTCGTTAGAGGTTTACCTCCACTGTTTGCGAGGTAGCTCTCAACAGAAGCAATTATACCGAGCTGCTTCCACGTAAGGGACTGGTTATTTTGCTTGATTTCCTCCAATTTTTTCAAAGCAAGGCAGAGGTCGTCGCTCATAGAACATGAGTTAGAATTGTTCTTGAAATAATCAAGAATTACGTCAAATGCTTCGTTTTGTAGGAGGTATGGTTTGGTTTTCACGAAAACACGCTCCTCGGAATACCAGCCTCAGAGTTTTTTCATCTTCACAACACCATCGGCATGGTGTTGGAAAGGAGAAAAAACGACCCTTTTGCTGGAATTGGATTTAAGTTTTTTTGAAAAGCAAACGCGCCTCAGAAGAGGCGCGTTTCTAATTTTTATGCGCCTTTCCTTTTGAGAATTTTACTATCTTTCTCAGTATGGAAAGTGTAGTAAACCTCAACACGTCCGTTGTGATGCAAAATAACCTTCTCAACACAATCACGAACAAGAGTTTGGCGCTCCATAGGAGTAAGATGGGGCCAGAGGTCTCCAATAGTCTGAATTTTCTCACGGACGTAGTTGATGTGCTCTTCCTTGAGTTTCTGCGTTTCCTCGCTTGCAAGCTGTCTCTGCAATACGTGGAGCTGTCCTCGCACATCCTCAATGCGCTCGTACACCATGGGGTCTCCGATGTCGGCATAGAGCCCATATAGGCGCCTGAGAGACTCCTTCAGCTCATCTATCCGGTTCGTCAGGATTTCTGCTGCACTTGCAGGCACGTGGGTGTCGTCAAAATCGTCGAGAGAAATGTCAGTACCAATGTCAAAAAGTTTTGAGATAACAACCTTCTCAAGTTCTTCTGCGCGAACTCCCTTGTTCGGACAATCGGGGTCCTTGACCATGTTCTTTTTACACGTGTGCGAGTAGCAGACGATACGGAGATACTTCCCCCACTTCATGTACCGCATTCTGGCTCCACAATCTCCGCAGAAAACAAGCCCGGTAAGAAGATAATATTTATTGTTGCCGCACACTGCGAGGTTTTCCTTCCCACGGCGTTCCATTTCTGCGGCCACGAGCATGAACCGCTCTTCATCAATCAAAGGCTCGTGGAAACCCTTATAGTCTTTACCTTTGTAGTTGATGTAGCCGCAATATGTGCGCTTGGTGAGAATATTCCTCACGAGCTGTTCGCAACTTAGTCCGAGCATATCCGCAATTTTCTGGCAACTGTAGCCCTTGATGTAGAGGTCGTAAGCCTGCGGCACTTTCTGCGCGTCAGCATTTGGGATAAGGGATTTGCTTTCCTTGTCATAATCATAGCCAAACGGAACTTTTCCGCCGCCACGCCAATACCCCGCACTTACACGACCCATCATTCCAATACGGGTTCGCATATAGATATTCTCGCGTTCCAACTGGGCGAAAACGCTCAAAATGCCTATCATCGCTCGTCCATATGGAGTGGTAGTGTCGAGGGCCTCGGAAATGCTTACAAAATCCACCTCGTTCGGAAGAAATACATCTTCTATTAAATAAAGAGTATCCTTCTGACTTCTGGAGAGGCGGTCCAGCTTGAAGACGACAACCGCCTTCAGCTTCCCTTCCATCGCATCGGATATCATTTCCTGCATTGCCGGTCGATTTAAGTTGCTGCCGCTGAATCCGGGGTCCGTGTAGAATTTCGCGTTCTCCCAGCCTTTTACGGTACAAAAGGCCTGCAATTTGGCTGTTTGGTCAGGTATAGAATATCCCTGCTCCGCCTGTGCATCGGTAGACACGCGAACATAACAGCCGACGACTTTTTCTGGAGACGTATCTTCCATCAGGTCCTTTAGCCCCAAAAGAGACTTGCTTTCTTTCTTGCTTTTCGCGTTACTTGTTGAGTTTCTTGGTTTTTTTATTGTGTTTTTTGTTGAGTTATTTTTTGCGTTTTCTTCTTTTGTTGTTTTCTTCTTTCTTTCTGTAGGCATAAGTCCCCTTTCCTATAAGTTACGCCCTCTGCAAAGACGTTCACCTATATTATACAACCCACATAAAAAAATGACAAGTCGTAAGTTCTTGGGAAAAATGCCCATCAGGGAGTATCCTGATGGGCGTTCGCGGCATCTTCAAGCCGCTTCCAAGTCCTCCTGAAGAATGATTGCAGTAAAGAGTCGCTGTAAACCATTCCGGCAAAGGATTCTCGTTCTTCATACTCCCCATCAACAGTTATATATCTGCTCGTTTCTAACTTGGGGTCTATGGTTTCAACGGGACGTGCCATTTTTATCATTTCCTTTCAGAACTGGGATATGTAAGATTGGATGCGCCGCCGCACAACCAACCTCAAATATCCTTCAGCATCAGCGGCCAGCGGTTAAACCGGAGTAAAATACGCTATGACGACGTTTTGCCAGCCGTTGTAACAGGTGTAAAGGGTAATTCCTCCACTGTTGTTGTACGCAACATCGTTTCCGTCATTATCAGTCAGTTCCGTGCCTTCATTGTGCCCATACTCCACCCCAGTACAAACATATTCTGTTCGACTGTTTCCGTAATCCATATATCCCACCGCACCAACCGCGCAGTTGGCTATGGCAGAAAAGCCCTGATAGTTGTGGTCTGCAATGAGATACTGGCTCCCATACGCACTGTAGCCGGCACTATCGGCAGCGTCACAAATTGCCTGTCCGTACTCGAAGGAATCGCTTCCAAGCACATAGGTGAAGCAAGCGACATCTATTCCAATAGAAGGGATAGACCAACGCCCAACGGCACCTCGCTGTTCGACAGCGTAAACGGTACACCTATTCTGCGAGTGCCCTGCGCTGCCGCAATAGCTGCAGGCTGCTGCGGTTTCCGGTGCGGGCTCAGGCACGGGGGTCGCCACAGAGGGTTCGCCCGCAGGGGTAGGAATCTCCTCCGTGGGCGTGTCTGAGTCCACTCCACTTACGGCAGTTCCTTTTGTAAACCACTCAGGAGGCAGGTATTTATCTTCCTTCGCAACGGCGTCAGCGGACACAGAGAGGTCATCAGTAAAGTAATCGAAAGGCAACGAAGCCTCTGCACAAGCCATATGTAAAGATGATGCACTTACCAGCAAAAAGGCAGCCAGCGTAACGGCGCGGCGGGAAATCTTCTTTGTTTTCATTAAAGCCGCACCTCCTTTAAGCAGGCTGGAATGTCACGATAGCGACATTGAAATTGTGGTCAAGGCAGGTATACAAAGTGAGCCCGTCCGGATTAAAGTATGATGTATAGACACTGTCGCCATCGGCTCCGGTAAGATAGCCACCGGGGTTGCGACCATGCTGGATGCCGGTGCAAATGTAGGTCAGCACAGAGTCCCCCATGTCGATATAAGCATAAGTTCCCTCTGAACAGTTATTGATTGCAGAAAAGCCCTGATTGTTGTGGTCGGCTATGACAGTCTGGCCGAGAAAGACAATTTGCGAGGCACTGTCCCACGCATCTGTAACGGCCTGCGCGTAGTTATCGCCTTCGGTGGTGTGCTGCAGAGAGTACCAAGTGACGTCGTAAACAGCCACGTCAACACCGACAGAGGGAATCCGGAGCCGTCCAACGGCGCCATTGTCCACGGCACGGACGGCACAGTAGTCTTTTGTGTGTTCTGCGCTGCCGCAGTAGGAACAGGTGGTTGGAGTTTCCTGAACAGGCTCTTCGGAGGGAGTCGCTTCAACGACGACAGCATCGTCTGCCTGAGGCTCGTCCTCTACGGGAGTTTCAGTGCTTCCATGCTCATCGGATGTCTCGTTTGCTTCGGGAGTCTGAGCATCAGAATTTGCGTCCTTTTCCTCGTTCTGCGCGGCTTCTGCTACTGCCAAAGGCGGAGAGCTTTCACGTGATGCGAAAGCAGGCAGCATGGAGATGGCAAAGAGACCACCGATAAAGGCCAGAATGATAACGGTGAAGAGTGCCCACCGAGGGATTTTGAATTTCGTTTTCATGGTTTTGTCCTTTCTTAGAGTAGAGTGGGTGTCTGGCGCTTATACCGGCGTCCAGTAAGTGATGTAAATGTTGGTCCAGTGGTCAAGGCAGGTGTAGCAAATCACGGTGCCGGAAGAATAGTTGCTGTAGCTCATTATGTTTCCATTTCCATCGAGCATCTTTTCGCCGGTATTGTGTCCGTATTCAACCTGATAGCACTCGTAGTAAGTTGCACCATCACCAAAATCCATGTAGGCTTTTGCGCCAACAGAAATATTGGAAAGTCCACAGAAACCTTGGTTATTGTGGTCCGCAAGAACACCAACGCCGCCGCAAGTCAAGAAAGCTGCACTGTCGGAACTGTCAGTAATTTCCTGAACATAGGATTGGTCTGCATCCCAGTTACACGAGTAGGCCGCTACATTACAGCCAACAGACGGAATCACCCAGCGCCCATAGGCTCCATTGGCAATAGACCTCTTTGCACAGATTGAGGAACTGTGGCTCTCAGAGCCGCAATAGGAACAGACAGCCGGAACAACCTCCTGTACTTCTTCAACGGCGTTGGGGTCATCCTCGGAGTTCTCTGCTTCCGTGATGTCGGAAAGCGGGTCGAGGATTCCTTCCTTCAGCATCAAAACATCTTGCTGTGCTTCTTCTGACAGCTTGGTGTCGTCCATCTGGGCGGCAACCTCTGCTGCAGGAAGTGATTCGTAGTTCGAGCGTTCTTCGGCCTGTGCGAGTGTCACGTTGGTGGAGAGAAAGTAGAAAACGGATACTGCGACGAACAGGAACGTAAAAAGTGCAGTCTTGAAAACCCCCCATTTTACGTGCTTTTTGCTTGTGTTTTCCAAAAATTCTCATCCCCTTTCTGAGCATAAAAAAGCGGAAGGACAGTCTGTGTTAGACTGTCCTTCCTTATAATTCTATACTACTATAATTCGATATTTTGTCAAGTTCTTGGAACGAACAAATTTGCGGAACCGTCGAAAGCCCTGCAATCACTCACTGCACGAGGTCGAAGTAGGCAAGGAAAATACCGCTCCCTCCACCGTAGCAGGTCTTACAGATGAACTCGCCACCGGATGTTGCTCAGATTTTCCACTTGCCGTCCACCACTTTCAGAAACAATATGTTATGGGGTACACAACCTTGTTATTTCAGGGTATTACACACCATAGCCTTTTTTATGCGGTATACAACCCTGTTGTTTCAGAGCCATATATGCCGCTGCCGCAGTTATTCTGTGATACACAACCCTGTCGTTTCAGGGTTCTATATACCCGACACAGGCATATTCAGTTCCCCAAAGGTGCCGGTATCATCTCTCACATGATTACCAGCCAACAGAGTATTCCTGCTTCCACGACGACCATGCATCTCCACAGGCGTTAATTCCGGTTATACCATCCGTACTCGTTTTTAATAGATTTCAAAAGACCAAGTAGGATATTCAGCCTTGAGCAGCTTCCACTTGAGGTTGAAATCCTTTGTAGTTCGATACTTCTGCGTTGTGGTATCGAAGGGCTTCACGTCCTCTACCACACACTTGCCGTCGCGCACATAGACGGCGTCGGCTTTGTAAGTAATACCGGAGACCTTCTGACCACGATACTCGAACTCGGTAATGATGGTCAAAGGCACCTGCCGGCGAAGGTCGTGGATATGTCCGCCGCGCTCCAGAATCTGAAGCTCTTTCCAGCGGTGGTACTCCTTCTTACTGTCATAGACAGCGATAGGGAGTTCACCACTATTGCGGGGCTTACCGAAAAATGCCAGCCCATCGGCGTATTCATAAACCTTTACGTTCCTATATTTTGCGGCCTTATTCGCCTTGGAGCGATGTTCGCGTGTGTTGTTTGCACCGTGAACACGGAGGCGGGGGTTTTTCTTCATCATTGCATTGAACTCTTTCTGAGACATATACATTACTTTTCAGCAGCCTCCTCGAACATCTCCATGCATTTTGCGTAGTTGTTAGATAGCGCATCAAATGAGCAGCTATCGCCGCCGGCATCAGGATGATATACCTTTGCCAGCCGCCGGTAGTGGAGTGTGATTTCTTCCTTGGATATAGGGGGCTCTGCGAAACCGAGAGCGATAAAACAGGCATCTAATGACTTGGAGCGCTTCGGCAGGGCTTTCATGCCGGCCACCCATGTAGACAGGTCGTAGATGCCTCGTTCGACCATACGGGCGAGGTCTTCCAAAGAGAGCACGACCTGTGCAAAGGCATCGGAGCCGTACTGCAGGGAGATGCCGTGCTCTTGAGCGTTCTTTACACTGTGAGAAAAGCGATAATATTCCCCCTTGTACCTGAACTCAACCCAACACTCCTGACGACTCCAGTCGTAGTTGTAGTCGCCTTCTTCGATACCAAGCCGCGCCATTACGCGCACCAACTTGTCCTCATAGAGTTCAGGGGAACTATATATCTTTTTTGAGGCCATCCAGAGACCTCCTTTCAACTTCAAGTTGTCCTAAACGAATACCTACACCCATATCATATATAATCTGGTACACTACCCTGTTGTTTTAGCCCGTTATGTACCTAAAAGGAATAACTGAGGTATCACCCCGTTATTTCAGGCCCTTATACACCTTAGGATTGAAAGTTGGAGCGCGGTTAAGGGGTATACAACCCTGTTATTTCTGGGCTCTATACGCCTGTCTCCTCAAGCGACAGATTATATGGCATACACCCCTGTCATTTCAGGGCCTCATACACCCAACACAGGCATATTCAGTTCCCTTAGCTGCTGGCATCATCTCTCACATGAAAACCAGCTAACAGAGCATTCCTGCTTCCACGATGACCATGCATCTCCACAGGCGTTAATTCCGGTTATACCGTCCGTACTTGCTTTTAGGTATTTAGCGAAAAGCGGCGCAGCCGCCGGAGTAGGGCCTGCGCCGCTGTGTGTCTGCTGCCAAGGCCAACTCAGATGCGGTCCACATTCCCGTTGGCGACAGAATAGACACCGGAAATGTCGATGGTTTCATAGGGCTCATCAAACATTCCCAACTCATGTGCAATGAAAGCGATATGCAGCTCGTCCTCGTCTGCTTCAATGCTCTCGTCCTCACGAGCCCGCTGAAGCAGCTCATTACGGGCAGCGACCCAGTTCTTCTCGATAATTTCGAGATTATTCTGAAGGTGCTCGTCATCATTCTTAATGACCATCACACCAATGACGGTATCGTGGTCATTACTGATGAATACGACGACGGGCTTTTCGGGTGTATTGGTGTTGCTCATTTCTTTGTCCTTTCACGTGCGGCTTTGACCGCCATCTTTTCCTTACACTTTTCGTCAGGCTCCCACCTATTCCAGCGGGAACAACTCTTACAGGGTTCTTTGGTCGTCGTAGTTTCCTTGTTGATGCAATCAAGGCATCCACGGCCAACGTTCACAGCGTCCATCGGTTATTAACCGAAGAAGCCGGAACCGAAGTCGCCACCGCTGTCAGCGGGGAAATTGAAGTTACCACCATAGGGAACTTCCTTGGCGGGAGCAGCGGGCGCAGGAGTCTCAGGAGCGAAACCACCGGCGGGAGCAGGCGCTTCGGGAGCTACAGGCGCAAAATCCTCCTCAGGTTCAGAGACCAGAGGCATGGGGATAGCAGGAGAAGCAGCGGGTGCCGTCTCAGGCGCAGGAGCAGCAGGCTCGGCGGCGGGAACGTCCTCTGCGGGGGTATCATCAGCACCGGACTCGGTTCCATCCACGCGGCTGCGGGCAGCGGTAGCAACGAACTGGCTCAGGTCCATAGAGAACTTCCACTTCTCATGCCGGATGGAAGACACGACGATGTTCGCATCCACGGGGAACAGCTTGCCGCCGTATCTGCTCTTCAGCAGTTTGGCAGCGGACGCCTCGTCCAGCACGGCGGGAAACTCGATGGGGTTCTGGTTGTCAACGTTGATGACTCCATTGACGACAGATACGACGCCATAGCTGACGACGCTGACGGTGAGAGTCCTGTTGATAGAAGGTTCCATATTCTTTATTTCCTTTCTTGTTTTTAAGAATTTAAGAGGAATGTTTTGTCATTTCGACAAAACGCTCCACACAGCGGAGGGAAGAACTATAATTACGAATGGTAAAACCCTGTTATTTCAGGGTGGTGTATACCAAAAGGAGACGCCATGAATTGGTATACAACCCTGTTATTTCCGGGTGGTGTATACCCAGCACAGGTATTCAGTTCCCAGAAAGTGCTGGTCGCCACCTCTCACATAACAAACCAGCCAACAGAGTATTCCTGCTTCCACGACGACCATGCATCTCCACAGGCGTTAATTCCGGCTATACCGTCCGTACTCGTTTTTATTTCCTTGGCAATGTGTGCAATCATTGCACACTTTATTTGCTCGCCATAGGGCTTTAGGCAGGATTCTGCTCGGAGGCCATGCGCTGACCTTCGGACAGCACGACCTGTGCCAGCGCCTCGTCATGCTTTGCTTCCGGTGCTACGGTGGCGGTATCTACATCCACCAGCGTGCGTCCAGCCCAGTCCGCCTTATACTTTATCATACCGGTAAGTTCAGACCAGCCGGCATCGAGGATGCTTTTAGCCTGCTCATTGCCCTCAACTAAGGGCTTAACGGCCACCTTCTCAACGGCAATAAGCTGGTTTGCGTTGACAAGTTCACGGCTGATTTTATGCCGGTAGTCATTGCGCTGATTGGCAATATGCTCATGGACGCCGGCTACCTTGCGCCGCTGCTTCTCGTAGTTGGCAGAGCCTTTTTTCTTACGGGATAGACGCCGCTGCTCACGGGCCAGCCGCTTTGCAGACTTGCTCAGATGCTTCGGGTTCTCATAGTGAACGCCGTTGCTGTCAATAGCCAACTCCTTCAGGCCGAGACTGATGCCCACTTCGCCGTCCACAATAGGCAGCGTGTCTCGCTCTACTTTACAGCAGACAGATGCCCAGTATTTTCCGGTAGCAGACCGAGAAATAGTGACCTCGCGGGGAGACCCTTCGATGGGGCGCCCCGTCCCTCGCCTGAGCTTGTTGATTTTCTGATACTGCCCTCCAAACGGAACTTGAATGTAATCGTCCGTCACATAGATAGTACCAGCGGTCGTAAAACTCTGGGTCGGATGGGACGCGCCCTTAAATTTGGGATAACCGGGCTTCTCCCCCGCTTTAATGCGGCGGAAGAACGCTTTTCGCGCCTCAAACAAATCAATGATGGCATATCTCTCTGCCGTACAGCCGCAGTCCGCAAGCCAAGGCCAGCGCTCCCGCATCTCCGTGAGAACCTTCATACAGTCGAAGGTCGTCATCTTCTCCTGTCGGCGCTCATAGATTTTGGAGGTTTGTTCAAGGAAATGGTTCCACACAAACCGGCAGCATTTGAAAGTCTTCTCGATGATTTCGACCTGCTCATCAGTCGGGTAAATGCGATACTTAAACGCTTGAAATGTAGTTGGCATAGAAATCCGTCCTTTCGCAAATAGTCGGCACCTCTCGCAGCAACCATCCAGACTGCGAGAACACCGGACCCCACGCAAACAAGCACAGCATAAAAGGCAGCACCCGCGTCTGGAATACGCCAACAACCTCTGCGCTCGGCCCGCGTTTACTTATTTTTCCGGCTTCCCTTGTCCCGCGAACCATGCAGGCGTTCGCGGAGACTTTTGCTCATCTGCTTTCGGCTACTGAAAGCGCAGAGTTTCACCCTTATCACGCCACCGCCCGCAAAACAGGTGCAGGCAGCTCGCTTCTCACGCTTCAGGCGACTTTTGCGCTCGCCGATGTTGTCCGAAAAACACAGGACAAACAAGCAGATAAAGAAGAAGGACACACTTTACGGTGTCCTTGGAGCGGACGACGGGACTCGAACCCGCAATGACCAGCTTGGAAGGCTGGTGTCTCACCAAATTAGACGACATCCGCGCATATAAAAACACCACAAAAGCACATGGTTTTAATGGAGCTGATGGAGGGCCTTGAACCCCCGACCTGCGGTTTACAAATCCGCCGCTCTGCCAACTGAGCTACATCAGCATAAGTCGTGAAGCCCCCGCACAACGAGGCTGAAAGCACTTTTCAAAAGACCTGTTACACGGGGGCTTCACTTGAAGGAGAATGAGTATGGAATGGAGCTGACGGTGGGGGTCGAACCCACGACCTGCGCGTTACGAGTGCGCCGCTCTGCCTACTGAGCTACACCAGCATTTTGGTGGTGCTGGCAGCCTCCGCTTATCACGTGTAATCCCGTCTGCACGGAGGCCGCCAGCGCCGAAGAGAGTTGATGTCGGCGGGGTGGGTAGAACGCCGGCTGGCAATAGCGGCTGGAGTTGAACCAACATATCGTTACCTGTGAGAGAGGTACGGCATTACCAGTTATGCTACGCTATCATATTGAGAGATGTTTCTGTGTCCGCTGCTCGTTAAAAAAGACGGAGGCAAAGATAGAAGCAGCGAAAACAGAAGGCGCGTCGTGCGGACTCGAACCGCCAGAACCTCCCCGCATAGAGAACAACGCGAAAGTCGAAGCAGCTCCCGCACACTTCCCTCAGGGAGCTGACTTTATTGTGCTTATGAGTGTAAATAAAGAAAGAAGAAAACGGGACGGGCAACTTAGGCGCTTATTCTTACAATCGCAAGAATATTGTCATTTTAGGTACAAGCCCTTCGAACGAGCCTTTCTTGCCCCGTCCACGCTGTTATACTAACACGAACATATAAAAATGTCAAGTCTAATTATCAGTAAAAAAAGCTATACCGCGAGTTTATACGCCGCAAAGCGTTCTGCACAAACTTAAGCAAGCTGTATTTTACGAAAAGTAGTTGGCAATAATAACGAATATACAAAAGAAGAAGGGTTGACATCCTGTAAATTTTCTCTCTAATACGCTTGACAAAATTTTATGTTCGTGTTTATAATAAGGGTGTGTAAGCCCTCTTTATAAGAAGTAAGCAAGAATCCTCGGTGATTTATTGCCGAGTAGTTCACGAAAAGCACCCCGACACCCTGACATTTTTCCCACCAAACGGAGGTGAGAATATACATGAAGCTATCCGTCATTGGAGTAAACGCACAAAAGGAAAAGCGTTTCGAGAAAAAAGGTATCCACTCAGCAGAAGACCTTCTGCGTTATATCCCAAAAAGCTATAAGGACTACCGGCAGCTTGCAACGCATCTCATAGATGGTGCGGAGCAGGCTTGTCTTGTGCGTATAGACGAAGTAAAGTCCTTCGGCCAAGAACTGCGCTATAAGGGTTCTTATGTGCAGACTTCCTCCCATGTCCCTATGATTATCGCACACTGCACGGTGCTTCCGAGCGGAGAAAAACTCGTTATTACATGGTTCCGGCAAAACTACCTTTTCCGCAAGATTTCCACTTGCACAGGGCAGGAGGTTTATGTGGCCGGAAAGGTCGGATACAGCGAGAAATACAACAACTACACCATGACGGCACCGGAGATTTTCGAGCCTGCCTATGGGCAGGCACCGGGCATTCGTCCTGTGTACGCTCAAATCGGAGGCGTGAGCGATGCCTACCTGAGAGAAAAGATTCAGGAGGCTTCCGACAGAACTATCGGACTTATTGAAACGCTTCCCAATGATTTCCTCGACAAAAAAGGTCTTTCAAGCCTTTGGACTTCACTCAAGAAGCTGCACTTCCCCGTTTCCGAGCAGGATATTAAGGACGGGCAATCCCGACTCCTTCAGGAAGACCTCGTATATTTTGCTATGGCTAACGAATGGGCCGCACGAAAGATTTCTAAAGGTAGCCAATTCTCCGTCAAAACAAACGGTTGGATTGAAGAGATTAAGAAGTCCCTGCCCTATTCTCTCACAAAAGACCAGATGGACGCGATTGAGAGCATGACTCAATTTGCAGCAGACGGGCATCGCATCAACGCGCTTGTGCAGGGTGATGTCGGTTGTGGAAAGAGTATCGTCGCCTTCTGCCTTATGATGACCATGGCTGAGAATGGGTATCAGGCAGCGGTGATGGCCCCAACGCTGGTGTTGGCGCGTCAGCACTACGAGGACCTCTCTGCTCTGGCGGAACCGTTTGGCGTAAGTGTTGTTTGGCTTGGCAGCGATTTGAAGACGAGCGAAAAGAAAAAAGCCTTGGCCGTCATCAAGGAAGGCAAGGCACAACTCATTGTTGGAACACAGTCCATCATTGGAGAAGATGTGGAGTATAAAAATCTCGCCTTAACCGTAACGGATGAGGAACACAAGTTTGGCGTTGACCAGCGTACAGCGCTCATCGAAAAGGCTTCAGGCGGTGTTCATTCTATTACTATGTCTGCCACCCCCATCCCCCGCAGTTTGGCTCAGGTAATTTATGGGGATACCGTGCAACTCCACACCATTAAAACGATGCCGGACGGACGTCTTCCGGTTATCACCGGCATTGCCACAAGTAAAGAAAAAATCTTTCGCTTCATTCTGCTGCAGAAACAAAAGGGGTATCAAACCTATGTTGTCTGTCCGCTTATTGATAGAAGCGAGAAGCTGGAAGGCGTACAGTCTGTCGAGGAAGTCAGCGCAGAATACCGTTCTGTTCTGGAACCGTATGGCGTCCGCATCGAAACAGTAACAGGCAAGATGGGAAAGATAGAAACGGAGGACATTCTCTCGCGCTTCAAGGATGGTCAAGTAGATGTGCTTGTCAGTACAACTGTTGTGGAGGTTGGCGTAAATGTCCCTACCGCGACAATGATGGTCATTGTAAACGCGGACCGTTTCGGGCTTTCCAGTCTGCACCAGTTGAGAGGGCGTGTAGGGCGGAGCAGCGTACAGTCCTATTGTGTGCTGGAAGCAGGCGCGTCGCCCACGCCGGCTGCGATGGAGAGACTGAACGCCATGGTACAGACCAATAACGGGTTTGAAATTGCAGAGGCGGACCTCCGCATTAGAGGTGCCGGAGATTTCCTCGGCACAGAACAATCCGGATGGAACCGATATATGACCCTTATGATGGCATACCCCGCTGAGTACGAACAGGCAAAGGAGGACGCAAAGACACTTTTGAACAGAGGAAAAGGTTCCTGCAAAATGGTCGATTCCATAATCGCGGGAGGTCAGGAGACCGACAATACCGCAAAGGAGGCATCAAGAAAATGAGTGCTATTTATAAAAGAACAAATCCAACAAAGCCGGCACGAGCTGGAGACGATATAAGGTACGGAGAAAACGTCTCAACAACTGTCTATACCTCTATAGTCCTGCTTCTCCGCAAATTAAGAATTGCGGAGGATGCAGGCAACATGGCAAGAGTAAACAACATTATCACAGACACCACGCCATACAGGGCAGAAATGAAAAAGCTGCGGTTAGCCGAACAGCTTAATTGTCCAGAAGAAAAGCTGCCAGCCCTTTTATTTGATAAAACTCCCGTTACAAACGGAGAAACACAGCGATTTATAGGCTGGCAGGGATTTAACTGGCAAATCGTTTTTCGGATTCTTGCCGAGTTGGACATATCTTACGAGGAAATGATTCGATTCGGAGATAAAAACTTTCCAGCTTTCAGTAGCCTGCCGCCAGATGTTCAAGAAGTCTATAATCTTGTAGATAGCTTTCCAGAAACGATAAGAGACGGATGCATAAGAGAGTCAGCTCTCGGCATGATTGATACGATGTGGATACATCAATTCTGGGATGATAAAAAACGCAGCTTATTGCTGCGCCCTTCTGCGCGAGTACAGTACGTTTTTTCCCATAGATGTTCATTTAAGCGACAGGATATTCTCGATTTGGATGAATTGATTCAGTCCGGAAAAGGCAATTTTGAATTAGATGATAAACAAAAGGATGTCATCCACGAGTTGGCGAATATCATGTTGGTGAGACCCTCCTGCTCCACAAGCAACGAAAGAATTCTGCCGCATATAGCGGCTGCCTTTGGCGTCTCTTTACACTGGCTCATGGGGATGCCAAGCACAATGCGACTTTATGCGAAAAACTCTACGACAGAAGATATTGTTTCCGCCTATTATTTCATGTCAACCAACTGCAAAATTGAGTTTAGAAAAGCGCTGCAAAAGTTTTCCGAAAGACTTGAACACTTTAAGGAGGAAAACAAATGAGAAAAAAGGATAGTGCAGTCAACGCATATATCGACTGCAATAAATGGGCGACAAAACTCAATACGCGGTTCTCTTCCGCCGAGAAGTCGGAAAAATTGAATTACAAGGAAATGCTCGGAATATATGCCGAATTCAGCGATGAGCTCACTTTGGTACGCAGGCTTGTTTCCGCGAGAGTGTACGAAGAGCTGTTTGCCATTACCAAAATGCCACGTGTCTATGGAGAATGGAATGTGAAGCAAATTGGTGCAGAAATCGGCATGGACGCAACTAAAATGTCGCGCCTCAAGGAGCCTGAGGACGGTGCGCTTACCTCTGTGGGACCGTTTGAGTTACGCATTTCGCCTCCAGCAGACGGCAAGCAGACGCGACGGCTGCCTGAAGGGTTTTATGCGTCTGTTGAAGGTCTTTACAAAACCTCATACTTTTTCCTTGACAAGTCCTGCGAAAAAGTCTTATTCGGAGATGAGTGTGCGCCCATCCACCTCCCTCACAACTACTCCTCCCTTTTCTCCCAAATCTCAGCAGTTCCGTTTTCCGATTCCTTGCGGATACAAGTTAAGATTAAAGAAATGTGCAAGCAGTACGAGCAGTACATGGTAAGGGAAACGGCAGACGGCAAAAAGCCAGAAAACTACGTATACGCGGACAGCGCAGGTGCTCCCATTGATTTTCAGGAGCTTTATATAAAGCGGCTTAACGAGAAGATGGAAAATGACTGCTGTAATGCTTCCTCACTGTTCGGCGAAGACGCCAGTGCTCCTTTTAAGAACATGGCAATCAGATGCTTTAGCGTTCCTGTAGACACATTTGAAAAGTCAGATAGGGCAATATTCTTTGACAAGAACGGAACTCTTATGAGACCGGAGAAGAAGTCCGGAAAGAAAGAACCAATGGGAACGACCGGCAACCTTATGATGCTTAGTATCGGCCTTGACACGGCTGTGGACTATTTCATTTCCCCTGATTATACGAAATATTCGACGCTGCTTGCTCGAACAAATGTCCCAGATAAAAGTGGAAACGAGAGGGAGTTCACGCTTGATGAAGGTATGCGGTCAGCCCTTTCTTCAATCCTGATGATTTCTGACGATAACGATAGAAGTGAGGTCGTAGCGGAAGCCCTTTGCGACTGCTGGATGGCACAATACTCCGAGGAAATAAGGTAAAAAAAGAGGCAGGCGAAAGCCGCCTCTTTTTTCTCTGCCATTGTTGACATTATAAATAATTGTGGTAGTATAATAGTATAATTACGAAGATATTTTTATAAGGAGACTTATCTCCGCTTCCAGTCACACCAAGTATTCAAGACAGTTATCCCAAGACAGGGATAGCTGTCTTTTTATATATTTTTTTACATTACAACACAATAAGAAAGGAGAAAACATAATGGCACAGGCAAAAATGGTTTTCAGCTATCTCGGCCCTGTTCGTGTCTATGACGACATTACCACAAATAAGTGGGGCGGGACGACTATGGCGGTTTCTGAGAAACAGGCTCGCAACAACTTGGCTCACCAGTATCGAAAACAGCGCGGATTGCTCCAGTGTGTGCCTGTCAAAATGACGGGTGAGTTGACAAGCTACAACGCACCGATAATGCCGCCGTTCAGGTCCAAGCGGAGACCTTCGTATCGCGGAGGTGAAGCGCAATGATGTGGAATGGAAAGTGGAACGGAGCAAATGCCATCGTAGTTCACACGCCGCAGAGCTTTCGGTCGTTCAAGCGAGCTATCCGTTCTCTTGGCGATGTGTGGGCTGACTGGAATCATGTGTATTTCAGTCAGTGCAGAGATTTGTACTCCGCAGCATACCTTCCCTGCTATCCAGACAAGAGTCCCGAAGATAGCACAATCACCTATCACTGGCTCAAGGAAACTTGGTCCAAAGAAGGTCCTCGCGCCGTAGGCATGAACATTCAATAAACGAGGAGGAGAAGCTATGTCTACACCGCTGTATGAGTTAATTGAGAGAGCCGAGCGTATGGATTCCGTCTACTCCGAACGCTACGCTTCCTTCTCTTCTGAACAGGATAGGCGTGCGAAGCAGTGTATTGCGGAGGCTCGCGAAGCTATCGAAGAGCAGCGAAAACTCTGTGAAAGACGGCGTCGGCAAGCAATCGCAACAATAGGCCAACGGCCTTGAAAGAAAGGAGTAAATTCATTGTGAAAGTAAAAAAGAAAATTCGTTACGCCGGCGAATGCTGCATTTGCCACGAACCCATTGAGGTTGGCGAAGAATATGTCGAGGCACCCTACGAAAACAAACAGTGTCATATCGACTGCATGGAGACAGAGCCGCTTAAAGCGGTTCTGTCTTTTTTCGGCATTCCGTCGTGTGTAACCAATTCTGAAGGAAAGGAGACAAGAATCTATGGGTAGAAATGGAAATATCCGCAGGGGCGATGTATTTTGGGTCAATGCGAAAGAAATCGAAATCTTTTCCCCTTGGGCCCCGGAAGGAAGTCAGTTCCGCGATAAAGACGGACATCCTTCCAATAGCTCTGTTATCAGAGGACATCGTCCCGCAATCGTTGTATCTTCGGATGACCTGAACCGCTACAGCAGTGTAGTGGAGGTCGTATTTACGACATCATCTCCAAAGATGCAGCAGCCCTCCCATGTACTCATCACGAGCACGAGCCGCCCAAGCACAGCACTGTGCGAGCAGCCGATGGCAGTTTCTGTCAATGAGCTGGGAGCCTATATCTGCCACCTGACTGAAGCGGAGCTGGTAGACATCGACGCCGCGCTGTACTACAGCATGGGGCTGAGTGCTCGCGTGAACGACAATGATGATAATACATGGCGTGCGCGGTATGAAACCATGCACAGGGCATATTCCGAGATGCTTGTCCATGTTATGCGAATCATGGACAGCAACAACAAGCGGGCCACACCGTACCCCGCAGCCACCGTTGGAAGAAGAAAGGAGCAAGCCGAAAATGAGTAATCCTATCTTCATCGTGTTTGCCTGTGACGCTTGGAAAGCAACAGACTCCATGCGTCTGGTTTCTGCGACGACTTCCCGCGAAAAGCTGAAGGAACTCGTGGCGGCCTGCGTCGAGTCCGAGACGTTTGAGTACGGCGAAGACTCCGTAGAGGCCGCTGCGACGCAGCTCCGCAAGGACTTTGATAGCGGATTAAGTATCTACGACATCAACAACAACCTCAGATTCGGTATTATAACCGCTGCCGAGGATGGCGAGATGTAAGAAAGGAGATGTAAAAATGGGATACACTATCATTGATGCCCGCTCTTTCATCAAGACAACTCGTGGTATCATTCCCCTTGCCTTGGGTGGCAGCAACAACTGCTCCGAGTTTATCTACGACAGGAATTTCAAGCCGCGAGAGGTTCGCGAGCGCCACTGGTTCTTGCTGGGAGGAATCAATCTTCTGGAACTTCCTGAGGACGAATTTGTGGCGAAGGTGAATACCACCTTCCCCGACACCGATGATGAGTGCTGGAAGATGAACAGCAAGTGGGTCACTTGCTCTCAGGCACGGAAATGGTTTGCTCGCGCCGCAAAGGATGCCGCCCCGCTGGAGGACATCCTCGCCGCCAATCCCGGCGTCAACGACCTGAATGTAGGGCTGATGCCCTATACGTCCGGCGACCATCTGCTGTGGAGGTATGTCAGAACAACGGATGAGCTGGAAGTCTGGCTGGATGAGGCACGGGAACTGGTAAAAGAACACAAGGACCACTACATCTTCATGTCGTTCAGCGGAACACAGCGCGGCGAGCGCCTGCGACCTGCCAGAGCGCGGGATGTAAAGGGTCCGCTTGTAGTTCAAAAGCGCAACGCGGGCTATGTGCGTGCATTTGATAATGTGATTGGAAGAATAACTGTGCATTTCACAAAGGATGTCAGAGATGCCATTCACTACCCGTCTGCGGAAGCAGCTACGGCAGCAATGGGAGAGGTTATCAGCGTAATGGGACTTGAGTTCAAGACCGTAACGCGCAAGATGACGGCGCCTCGGCCCTATGTCGTTATGTGTACGGAAAAGGCATACGCAGGGAAGTATGTGAAGAAATCCGTGAAGAACAACCTCCAGTACACGTCCTCCGTGGATGATGCTCAGAGGTTTATCAGTGAGAAAGACGCTGAGGCAAAGATTTCTTCCTTGCGAGGCAAATTTCTCAGCGCACAGTATCTCAAACCAGTTTACGTAGAAGCGTGAACAACAAGCCTAAAAAAAGAGCCGCTGTGCGGCTCTTTTCTTTTGCGTCGAAACCGTTGACATTATAAGGAAATGTGGTAGTATAGTAGTATAATTACGAAGATATTTTTATAAGGAGCTTTGTCTCCGTTTTCAGTCACATCATCACATTCAAGACAGTTGTTCTCTTTTGAGAACGACTGTCTTTTTATATATTCACTACATTTTTGTTCCCATAAGACCTTAACACAGGCTGGGAGAAAGGAGAAAAATATGGCATATATCTGTGAAAAGCCTGCTGGTTCCTGTGCGTTATGTGAGCACTATCGTTTCGATGAGGAAAAGGGACGAAAAGTGTGCTTTGCCGCTGTGGATAAGTGCGAGGCAGAAAAAAAAGCAGCCGAGCTGAAGGTCGTTGCGTCGAAATCCGGATGTGATAAGGCAGAGAACACCTGCACCTCCTGTGAGAAGTATGTGTGGGACGACAAAGTGGCGCGTTACGTGTGTCTCGAAGGCGAGGATGCAGCGAGAACTGCAACCCTTCCCAGCAGAAGATACGCGATGCTTTTTGTGAACCACTCCCCTATCGGCGAAGGTTCTCTTGTGGATGTGTGTGCGTTGTCCTTCGACACACTGGATGAGGCTCGTGAGGGCGTTAAGTTGGCAAAGAACGCGCACACACACGTCAGCAACCAGCTCAGAGGCAGACGCGGTCTTTTCCCGTTTGCCGGTGAAATGCTCTCCGATGAGGAGTGCCGCCGTGTGTTCGGCGCAAAGGTTCTCTGTGCGTCTTCCCTCTACTACACGGATGAGTACGATGCAAGCGTCAAGGCGAGAGCTTTTTCCTACCTCGCGGTAGAGACCGAAAATGCGCGGGATGTTATCCAGCGTCTTCTGCATCACAATTTGGACTGTGGCACCTGCCAGACCTTCGTTGATGAGGGTTGCGAAACCTATCACGACTGCCCTTACCACGGCGAGTGCGCCAAGTTGGGCGATGTCTGGGTAGAAAGAAAGGCGGTGTAAGAATGTTGCTTTCTGTAAAGCTGAAAAACGGACTTACCTCTCTGGCAGAACAGATGGGCATGGACATTACCACGCATCTGAAGAACATCACAGTCAACGGACAGAAGCGCGGCTGCTCTGGCTTCGTGACTTGCGGAGAGAGTTGCGTCTATGTAACCACCGAGCACTCTTGCTATGAACCTATTTCCGACAAATCCATGTGCCGCTATGCCAAGGACACAGAGGATTTCTCCAGCAACGGTCTGAAAAACGGCTATAACCAGTTTGTGGCCGACGATTTCTTGGCCGCAAAAGTCATTTCCATGCTCAAAAACGGCAAAGGCATCCCCCGCTGAGGGGGATGCCGGCAGAAAGGAGGCTCCCGTGAGGAAGGACTACATTAGATTTCCCGCAAGGATGAAACAGCTCGTCAGCTTCACGGGCATGACTATTGAAAACAAGGGTAACTGTTATCCTACCGACATCGACGGACTCATTGAGTATCACGACAAGGGGTATGTTTTCTTTGAGGTAAAGCATCGTAATGCCGCAATGCCTTATGGTCAGAGACTCGCGCTCCAGCGCATGGTGGAGGATGCTTCCAGAATTGGAAAGACATCTATCGCCATCGTGTGTGAACATACGGTAGACAATCCCCTCATTCCAGTCACAGTTGCAACGTGTCGGGTCAGGGAAATCTACTATTCTAAGGAGCATCGTTGGCGGGCGCCAAAATACCCCACAATGACCGTGAGACAAGCGGTAGATGGGTTTCTCTACACGCCAAGCGTTCAGCAATACAGAACGCCCTCTGGCGGCATTAGCACCCTCGTGGTGGCTCAGGTAGCGAGAGGAGGGGCTATCCCCTTCCCTCCCGCCTACCCAGCCGCGCAGAGCTACGGTGCCGTGCCTGATACGCTGAGACAGAGCAGTTGAAATCCGCAAAAAAAAAAGAAAGGAGAACAACATGGGAAGAAACAAGGGTTTGTCCCGCGATGATGTCGTAAAGAGCCTGAAGAGGCAGCTCACCGAGTACGACATTGACGACATCCCAACGGACGCAATTCGACATTTGCAGATGGCGAGAATTATCTGCGAGTGCAATTATGTGTTCCTCGATGATGTTATCGAGACTCTGGCAAATTGGCTGAAAATGGATACCGGTGAAATTCCAAAGGGTGCGATATCGCTCCTGCAGGACGCACTGGATGCCTGTCGCGGAACTGCACCACATAAGCGGCGCAAGGTAAGCAAAAAAGGTTCCGGTACGCCGTCGGAAGTGTTCGACGAGTTCCTGTTCCTTGGAGATGTTACCGGATTGCTCGGCGAATGGTTTGATATGGACACTCAGGATATTCCTGAGGCGGCGTTAGCTGCGCTGCATAAGGTCTACGACCTTTGTTGTCAGGAATACGAGTGACCCCCGGAAAAGAAAGGAGAAAAAACATATGCCCAGAAAGGAACCTTATGAGCGGCGAATCTGCCTCTCACATTGTCCTGTCAAAGAGTGCGACACAGACATCTATCGTGGCTCTCGTTGCAAGGAACTGCGCGAGAAAGCCGGCATCCATTTTGACCCCGATGCCTTTAAGGACAAAAAGCCTAAGCCCATTATTTTCAACGGAGAGATGGTTCGAGCCATCCGGGAGGGTCGCAAGACAGTGACTCGCCGTGGTGCATTCCACTTCGCAGGAAAGAGAGCGGATGGACTGTATCGCGACGGAGACGGACGTCTCGTGGCCGCTTTCGCTGATGAGAATACCGTTATTCGCAGCTTTCGCGCCCCGTTTGATAAGGGCGATATCCTGTATGTCCGTGAGACGACTTGTGCCTGCGATTTCAACCGCTGGCTCTACAAGGCCGATTATTCGGATGAGGATTTGAAAAACTCCCCTGAGGTGAGTTCCCTCATTCACTGGACACCGTCCATTCATATGCCCAAAGAGGCGGCACGCATTTTCCTGCGTGTGACGGATGTGCGGTTGGAACATTTGAATGACATGAAGGACGAGGACTTCACTAAGGAGGGCATCACCTGTGACAGTACCTCCGGCGAGAACACCATGTCCCTTCAGGAGAAGTTTATCGAGCTGTGGGACAGCACGATTCCCGAACACAAGGCCCTGTCAAAGTGGGCCGGAAACCCGTGGGTATGGGTCATTGAATTTGAGGAGGTGAAGTTCTGATGGCGACGGATTACCATGCAGTGATTCAGGAGAATATCCAAAAACAGAACGGCACCTACGAGTCCAATGCAAACCCGTTTGGCATCTGCGGCACCTGTGGCTGCGAGCTTGAACCGAGCTACTTCGTGGAGGAGGAAGAAATCATCCAACATGGTGTGCGGTTCAAGACCGGTCGTGTCCGGCGGGCTGTGGACTGTCTCGTCTGCCCTAACTGTCTCAGAACAGAGTGTGTGGACGACAGCTTTGACGGACCTTGGATGGACAAGGCCCAGTGGAAAAAGCTCCACGGGATACATTAAAAAATGAAAGGAGAAAAAATGAAAGAAATTTTGTTTCGCGGCCAGATTCGGCGGCATGGCGAGAAAGTTCGCATGGCAACCGGAGCACCACTGCCGGGAATTTGGGTTTACGGGGGCGCCGCACGTCCCCATAATAGCCCGAAGGACTTCGCCATCATCTACACGTACTTGTCCGACACGGCTGAAAGCCGCGACGTTTGCGGTGTCTATGCGGATACCGTAACGCAGTACACCGGCATCATCGACAAGGACGGCGCTAAGGTGTTCGAAGGAGACATCGTGGAGACCTTTGAAGGATTCCGCCCCACTCCTCTCTTCAACGAGAACACGGTTGTGTTCCGAAATGGTTCCTTTGGCCTGCTGGTTAGTGAGTCTTTGAAAACAAAAACGGCAGCAGAGCTGATGGACGAGGCTTACGACAACGGACATTTTGTTCCGTTTTGTAAGCTGCTCGGCACCGAAATCCGTGTTGTTGGCAACATCTTCGATGGTATCGCCGATAAGACTGCAAAGAACAAATAACCTTAACTTAAAAAGAAGCTCTTTCGGGGGCTTCTTTTTTTGTACCGTTTCCGTTGACATTATAAAGAAATGTGGTAGTATAGTAGTATAATTACGAAGATATTTTTATAAGGAGATTTATCTCCGTTTTCAGTCACATCATCATATTCAAGACAGTTGTTCTCACTTGGGAACGACTGTCTTTTTATATATTCAGAACAAGTAAAAACGAAAGGAGTAAACGCATGAAACAAAAGGAGCTTACCCAGCACGAGTGCGATACACACCCGTCTATCCATTATACAGGCAGCGTGCGCGGTATGAAAGCAAGCGGCCTGTGGGGAAAGAACGACGAATGTGTGCGTTGTGGTAATTATATCTACAACCTGTCTATCACACTTGAGCCTTACAAGCAGATTTAGAGAAAGGAGAATAAAATGGATACATCTTCGCTGCACTTTATTGACAGCACATTGTCTCAGTATCGGAACGAGTTGTTGTTCCACCCCCGCAAGAAGTTGCCCGCAAAAGACGTCAACGATGCTCTGAGGCGACTGCTGGAAATAACGGGAGTACAGGGAAAGGTCAGGGACACCCTGACTACCCACCTGAACGACAGGTGCGGATATGCCCGCGATTTGAGTAAGCCTACGCCCTCAATCGCACAGGTCATCTCCGCTATGGAGTTCGCGTTGCAGTCGGCTTATGCCGACCGGCCTGTTATGGAAGGGGGTGCAAGAGCATGAGTAAGCATCGCTGGACAATCGAAGAGCTGAAGAACGTCAATGACGCCCAGTTCGCTATGGCGATTCTGATGGAGCGCCGCAGTGAGTTGTCGAACCCCTACACCCCGTTCGCACAGCGTCTCACCAGCGTCATCAATACACTGATGGACATGGCTGTGGATGGCGGGCTGACGGACGAAGAAAGGAGTAAGAACAATGGCCACTGAGATGAGACTCTACCGCGTACCTATTATCGGTAGTAATGCCGAACGGCGGCACGGAAAGGTGGTGGATGAGGTCACGGTCAAGGTTGGAACCAAGTGGCTGACAGACAATAGAGACTGTCGATACTACAAGGCTCCTTCCGAAGATGCGAACAGAAATCCCTACTTCCAGCAGAACTCCATGTACTGGAGTACAGATTACCGGCTGTATCAGACGGAACAGGCTGCCAAGGACTATCACCGGCAGGCGGAATTGCTCATAGCTCTTCGCAGAGCCGTTGGCGACTTCGGCTTCAACGCCCCGTTGACCGTGTTGGAGAAGGTCATGGACATTCTCAAGGAAGGCGGGTGCCTGAAATGAGCACAAAAATCTTTGACGCTTGGCGCATCAACTCTACCGACATCGGGGAGTTGGTCAAGCTCGGCAGTGAGATTCGGGAAGTGCAGCAGAAGTCCTTCGTGGACGCTGTCTACAACTCGCTCGATTTCTGCCAGCTCGCTATCATCTTCGCCAAAAAGTCTGTAGAGAATGTCGAGGAACTCAGGCCTGTTTTTGCGTCAATCGCCGCGAACGTCGTTCACAAGTGCGTTTTGATGTACGATTGGACGCCATCTTTCACGATGACGGATAACGCCAAAAGCTCTGCGGAACAGATTCTGCAGAATGAGGCACAGAAACGGAAGATTTCATTGACAGTAGAGCAGAAGAGAAATCTGCTCGACGTTATCACTGAAATCTACGAAATCGTCTCCCGTGATTGGCAGGCGTCACTGCTGTTCCTCAGGGGCGATAATGGCAGTACCTACATGAAAGGGTTCAATCTCACCAGAGAAGCGGCCCATTTCATCGACTCCCAATATCCCCGCTTTGAGTACACCGACCAGACGGAGATGAATATTTCAGACTTCAACGAGTACACACGGCAGTACATTGACGCTGCAAAGACGGAAGAAGAACGCTATGAGAGGCTCTTGGAGGCCCAGCACGAACGTGGAGAACTGTGGGACAAAGCATTCGCAGGCCATAGTGTATGGCGTGATGCCGGTCTCTCCATCTCCCTTGTGCTGGCACAGCTTCAGGAACAGTTTGTGGCTATCCACTCTATCTGCAAAAAGGTGTTCGGCGCCGAAGCCTAACGAAAAAAGAAAGGAGAAAAATCATGGAGAATAACCAAAAAAACGCTGCGGAGGTCCAGACCAGTGTTCCTGACCTGATTCCGGACAACTACCGCGAAAAGGCAGAAGCGTTGGGCTGGGTCATCGACGAGGACAAGGTCTGTGGTGTGTTCACGTTCAGACAGGGGTCGCCTGCCGGCGAGGACTACTCCTTCGACCTGTACGCCGACGATGATTTCGGCGATGGAGTAGCCGCTGCTGTGCGCCGCGTCTACGAGGACTTCGACGTTGACGAGCACGTCGCTCTGTTTGCGGAGGCTTCCGTAAAGGGCACGTCAGGCGTTCCGAAGCTGTCAGTGCTTGTCGAGGACGCCAAGGAAATCAATGAGATGCTTCTCACACTCGCCGAAGCGTTTGAAGACATCGAATCTGGTGCATCAGAGCGGGAGCAGAAGGTGTATACCCGCTGCTGCCCCAACTGTGGTGGCGTATCTTTCTCTGGTCATCAGGTCCTCCACATTGATGTGTTGGTTGACATCGAAACGGGAGATTTCCTCGGAAATATCAACGACGAAATCGAATCTAACATCTACGAGTCGTCTGACCCCTACGGTCCATATCACTGCATGACCTGCGGATTTGAATGCGACAACCTTTCCGAGCTGGAAAAGAGCGAGGTGGAGTAACTCTAATGTCGATTATTCTTTACTTCGCTCTGACCATTCTCGTGATGTGCGGCATATTCCTTGGCATAAGGAGACTGGACACACAGGACCTCTTGCCGCCAATCGTCTGCAGCGTTTCTGTGGGCGTTATTATGGTGGAACTGTTCGCACTTGTTCGGTGGTATTAACGGAGAAGGACGTGTTCAAAATGCTGACGAACCCCTTGTTTATAGCCTATGTCGTTCTCATCATCGCCGCAATGGTCGTCTCAGTCATAGCCGCAAAAAAATCAGACCAGCCAGAAATGCTTCCGGCTGCCTTTGGTACTATTGCGCTCACCATTGTTTTGGTTATTGTGGCGGTCATAACCGGTTAAATCAAAGCCAGCGGGAGAGGCACTCTGCCTCTCCCCTGCTTTCCCAAAAAAGAAAGGAGAAAAATATGAACAATGTATCTATCAAAGCCGCCGCAGCTTTCTGCGACGAGAACACGCTGGTTAAGGTCTCCCGCAACAACCCTAAGCACGACAGATTCGAGACCACATTCGTTCCTTTCAAGGACATCCGCAAGAGCGATTCTGTGAGCGTCTTCAGCGACGGTCACGAACTGCACTTTTCCGTTCTCACAAATGCTTCTTTCGAGAAGGACGAGCGATACGGGAATGAGTGCGGCTGGTCTGTTAAGGTCACTGAGGATGCCGGCAAGACGGTATTGATTCTCCATCCTGCAGATTTTGCGCCCTATATCATCAGCCTTTCCGTCACCGACGAAGGAGATTGGCGCGGCTGCCGGCTGCTTTTTGAGAGTGTCCTCAACGATACTGAAGCTATCGTCAACAGTATGCGGGCGAGATTCGAGCCGCGTGTGGCTCCGGAAAACACCTGCGGGCGGCATTCTGACACGGTTGCGGCCATGGCGAAGAGAGACCTTACCCGCGAGTGGACGGAGCAGTTCGGCTTCCGCCTCATTTCGGACAGCGTAAACTTCACCCAGTGCGGTGTGAAGGACATTCTCTCTGAGAAGTTCTTCAATTCCCCTGCCATGGAGCTGACGTTCTTCGCCTATTCCGACGGCGAGTATTCAGCGTCCCCCCTGTTCTTTGCCAAACTGCCCGATTTGGGCGAACGGTACAACAAGCCTGAGGGACGTGCTGCAATCGCAGAACTGCTGCAGAAGCTGGATGAGATGTACGGCGACCTGCCTGAAGACACAACAAAATGGGCTCTGGAGTATCAGCTTTGGGCTCGTATGCTGCTGGCAGAAGGTGCGGTCATGCTGAATCCGAAGCACCTCGACCTCCCCGACTGCGCCTACGAATTCAAAACGCTGGCTTTCGGTAATAAAATGCTGAAAGACAGCGGTGACGGTATTGCGTGGGCAAAGGCTGTCAAAACACCTATCAGCGTAATCGCCGAGGCGTGGGAGAATGACATGAGTGAGTCCGGCGATGAGGCTTTTACCTGCATCGTAACTGGCTGACGTTGAAAGGAGAAAACATGGATAATCTGATTTCGAACAAGCGAAAGCTGCATTGCGACGAGAACGTATTGGTCCATATCGTGCGTTACTGCCGTGATACGGATGATGCAGATGGCGACGGCATTAGAGAGGTGGAAATGTATGTCCCCTTCAAGTATATCTGCAAGGGCGATGCCATTGATATTCCTGATAAGGACACCGACGATGCCTTCAGAACAACCGCCTATGCTGCGGAGGACGCTTCGTATAGCGAAGCTCGTGCGGGTGGTTGGTTTGTGCCGGTCGCCTGTACTGGGCAGAAAGAGTATGTTCTGAAGCCTGATGATTTCGCACCTTGGCTCGTGACCCTGAGTGTCGCTTTCACACACGGGTCGTCCTGCAAACTCTTTTTCGAGTGCGTGGAACGAAGCGAAGAGAAGCTGTGGGCAAACATTCACAGAATCTTTGACGATGTGCCGACGCTGCGGCATGAGCTGGGTTTCGTTGCCCTCGTCCGACATATGGCACGGAAGTACCTCACACCTGATAGGACGGAGCCTCTTGGCTTCAGATTCCTTTCGGATGATGTTGTCTGGAGCAACTGTAAAGTGAAGGATATCCTTCCCGACCGGTTCTTCGCAGCAGCGGACATGGAGCTAACGTTTTACGCCTATGCGGAAGACGAGTATGCTGAGAGTCCCCTATTCTTCGCCAAGCTGCCGTATCTCGGTACGCATCACGGAACTCCCGCAGGCTGCGTGATTTGCGCCTCCATCCTGCGAAAGCTGGACGAGCTGTATGGCGACCTGGCGACAGAAACGTCCCGCTGGTCGCTTGAATACCAGCTCTGGGCCCGTATGCTGCTGACGGAAGGCGCAGTCATGCTGAACCCGATGCATTTGGCACTCTATGAAGACGAGCATACCTTTAATTCGCTTGTCTTTTGCGATGATGCGCTGGAAGTCAGCGGTGATGCTATTGTATGGAAGAAGGCATCCGGCGCTCCCAGCAACAAGATTACTGAGGCATGGGAAAAAGAGACGGAAAAGTCTGGCTGCAATGACACATTTACTTGCTCCATTTAAGCCACGAAAGGAGGGACAAACGAAAATGCTGGATACTTCCGACATTCGCCATTTTGTTATACCGAAGATAAGAGAGACCATTCTGTATATCAACCGCTATGAGAAAGCGGCTGAAGCCATTGCCGCAATCGTCGGGATGGGTGCGTCCTTACAGGTTCGTCCGAAGCTGTCTGACCTGCCGCAAGACGCGGCGGAACTGGTTCTGCGGAAGCGCGAACTGGCTGAGTTATACGGCTTCGTCGAACAGAACTACGCCCATCTCCTGATTTCCGGTATTTTGTTCCGCAGCGACTGTGAGAGCAAGCAGAAATCCATCAAAGCGTACCACGAGTTGTACTTTGCGCTGTGCGAGTATATCGTCCATGTGTCGCATTGCACGGATATACTCTACAAGGCAAAAGGGCAGCATAATGACCCTTTGTGGATTTGGGATGATGATGGTACATTTACGACCGCTTGGACGGCTCAGTACCATGATGATTTCGACAACACGCTCTCCGCAATGAGCCATCAGGAAGATGAACTGCTCCTGACCATTTCCAGAAGCGCCGCCGTACTGCGAGACGCCTTCGCAGCGTTTTCCTTGGATTATCGCAACGACGCTGATGGGTACGGCCAAAGGGTTCTGAAGGAGTATCAGGAGCGCATGGTTAAAAGGGAATGCTAAAAGCAAGATAAAAAACTAAATTTCAAAAGAAGCTCCTTCGGGAGCTTCTTTTTTTACGTTGCTGCTGTTGACAAAATAGCGAAACGTGGTAGTATAATAGTATAATTACGAAGATATTTTTATAAGGAGTTTTATCTCCGTTTTTCAAGTCACATCATAAATTCAGGCAATCACTTCCCTTTTCGGGCAGTGATTGCCTTTTTCTATATATACATTTTATTTTGGATTCCCGTAAGTCCTTATCATAGGCTGGGAGAAAGGAGAAAACATCATGGCAAACTGTGTACTCTTCCGAGGGAAGAAAGGGTTCGATATCAGTACCCTTCCGTACGGGCTGAACGCGCTTCCCAATAGAAACACAAGTACGGTGTCCAAATGGAGTGCTCCCAAGCGCCCCTCTGCAAAGGGGTATTCTACCCTTCACAACTATGCGACCAGAGCTCTTTTGGCGTATCTGGGAATTCCCAATTTTGTCGATGACTACGCTCTTTTGCAGGTTTCTGATAACCTGTGGAGCGCGGAATATCGAGACGCCACGGAATCAAGGACGTATCTTTTCACATACAAGACGGTCATTCAAACGAATGCGCCGGCAGTAGGTAAGCTGGCGGCTGCGTCAGCGGCACCTTCCGGACAGTGGGCGGGAACCCCGTCTATTGGCTCGGAGTCGGACACTCTCGACCTGAGCGGTGCTTTCCTTGCGATGACCCCGTTCACCCTCGCAACGTATTACGGCGCACCTGAACTGGCTGTTGTCGCAAACAATGTGGAGCTCAAGCAGGTACAGACGGACATCCTTGACCTGAGCGCCAAGTACCCCGCCGACTGGGGCAACCATATGGATGAGATTCCTGATGCGAGAGACTTTCTCTACACATTCAGTGATATGTTCTACTACGGTTGTGAAGACGGAAAAATCCCTCTCAATATCCAGAACGGCAATATGGACACTCTGACCCGGCAGAAGGTAAACAGCGGAGCCTTTAACGGCACCGTCATCGTTGGCTCCCCGACCATTATCGGTGGCACCATGGCCTCAAACGCCGGCTCGTCTGAAAAGAGCATGACCGTGAAGGATGCCAAACTCAGATATGCTGCATGGACAAACACACATACGTGGACGCAAGACGAAGAACTGCTGATTCCCACCTTTGACGACGACTTCAAAGTCCAGCCGGAGGTAATCGAAATCGCAGATAAAATCGTCGCAACGTCTAATATGCGCGTTCCGTTCCGCAACTTCCTGTGGCGCGGTATCACCGGTTACGGCAAGTCTACCGGTACGAAGGTGTTGGCGTGCATCCTGCACACCCCCCGTTTGGAGCTGACCTGTCATACTGATATGTTGGCAAAGGACTTGATTTCCGAGTTCGTTCCCTGCAATCCTGTGGATGCGGCACGAGGAGAACTCCCCTCCTTTGAGGAAATTTCCTTCGACCCCGAATCCGCGTGGAACAACATGACAGGAGAAGATGGCACGGGCATTACCTCCGAGGAGTGCTTTGCAAAGTATTCCGAGCTGTTGGTTGCACGCGCCGGCTGCACTTCTCCCGTGAAGGTGGTTGAATCCGCTTTTGTGAAGGCTGTTTCTCGCGGATACATCTGCGAGATTCAGGAGGTCAGCCGAATCAAGGATTCCGGTGTTATGGTCGCGCTGAACCAGTACGATTTGCCGGGAGCTATGATTCCTCTGGTAGATGGTGGATTTACCTATCGGCAGAAGGACGCCGTTGTGGTATTCACAGATAACGTCGGATATGCTTCCTGCCGTCCCATTGACCAGTCGGTTCTCCGTCGCTGCCGCATGATTTTCGACAGTACGGAAATCGAGAAGAAAGCCATGCTGGAGCGCATCAAATACAACACCGGCTGGAGTCGCGATGACAGAACCCTGTACGCGCTCTACGATGTGTACGAGCAGATTCGCAGCTACTGTGCGGACAAGGAAATCACCGAGGGTTCTTGCACCATCTGTGAGCTCGAATCCCTCGTGTGCTGCGTGCAGTGTGATGACCGCTATCTGGCGAATCTTGAAAAGTATATTGACACGTGCCTCATCTCGAAATGCACGAACGACCCCGTTGAACAGAACGAAATTCGTTCCAACGCAGCACAAGTCATCAGCAAGGTGGCATAAGGGTCCGAAAGGAGAAAAGAGGCATGGTGCCTCTTTTCTTTCTTTTCGGATAAGAAAGAAAGGAGAAAAAAACACCATGACTCAGAACTATAACAACATCAACTTTTTCAATCGTGAAAATTACAACGCGCTCTGCGCCAAGGTCGGCGAATGCGTCAAGAAGGGTATTCCCAATGCAGATAAGCTGCTTGAGAGCCTTGAAGAGCGATGCTCTGCCTTCCTCGACTATGTGAACACAGTTGATATGGGTGAGACCCGCATCATCATTGCTCACAACCGTCTTGAGGGCGAAGACCTCCGCGACGCATTGCAGACCATCGACAGGCTCCGTAAATGCTACCATGACGTTGCTTGCAATAGCTGCAATGTCATTAACCGGATGGCGGCAGCAAACGGAATCAGTCCGATTTTTACCGGAGATTCCACCGACCGCCTGCAGGTGGCAGACTTCTGCCTTGAATTTACCGTTGAAATTTTCAAGAACCGGAAAAAGTAAGAAAGGAGAGTTGACGCATGGACCAGAAATCTATCTGGAGGCAAATCCGCGTAGGCGCCAAGGAAATGAGCGAAAAACTCACAGATGCTGACATCTACACCAGTGAAGCGTTTCGGAGTCATGTGCAGGCAACGGTCGATTCGATGACGAAAGACCTTGACAAGCACATCTCCGTTTCTCTGATGCATAACCCCAAATCCGACATCACCGCCTGTACTGACGGGAATAGTCTTTGTCAGAATACGGCAAACAGTGTCATCACATGGTATAAGCTCCCCTCCTCCCGATTCGCAACGGTCATGGGTATTGTCTATCACGAGTTGGCCCACATCCGATTCCACGACTTTCGCGCCGATGCGCTGGCAGACAAGGAACTGGAAGAGAACGGCACACTCTATGGACGGATGCCTGAACCGGACGATGAGACAGAGCTGGATGAGATGAAGGAGGCGCTGAAGCATCCTGAATACCGCAAGGTGTTCAAGTCGCTGCGAGACGAACTCGTCAACTGCATCATCGACGCACACGACGAGGAACGTATGAGCGACTACTACGGCGGCATTGTCGCTCGTGGTATTGAGATGGCAGCATCTTCCCTTCAGGGGCAGCTTCACACGCTGGAAGGCTATACGAACAACAAGAAGGAGCCGCTGTCTATTATGACAAGCCTCGTTCTCCAGTTCGCACGATTTGGTGAAATTCTCGTTGCGGATGAGCAGACGCTCTATACCAATGAGTACGCCAAAAAGCTGACAGACATCTCGCAGACCATTGAGCTTGCCACCAACACGGATAACCCGAAGGAGCTGTATTCCCAAATCAATGTGATGCTTCTCTTTATGTGGCCTTACATTAAGGACGCGATTGAGAAGTGTGACAAGCAGCAGAGCTCTCAGGCAGGCCAAGACCAGCAGGGGCAAGGTCAGCAGTCCGGCTCCGACCAGAACGGTCAGGGCGGGCAGCAAGGACAGCCCGCTTCCAGCGGTGGTCAAGGCAGTCAGAACCAGCAGGGCGGCGGAGGTATCTCCCAGCCCAGCGCCAATGCCATTCAGCAGGTGCTCCAGCAAATTGCTCAGGGCGCACAGAATGGAGGTGGTTCTCAGATGCCTCAGAACCAGAAGGCATCCAACGTAGCCAAGCAAGCTACCAAGGATGCCCAGTCTGCCGACAAGAAGAAGGGTAAGAAAAACGACAGCGGTAGTGGTTCCGGCGGGAATGATGCCAATAAGGGCAACATCCCCGCTGCTGTGGCCGGCAAGAGCGGCGATGGACAGGATAAAAACGGAAAGCAGGAGCAAGCCGACAGTATGTTGGCGAATGTCCTGCAGACCATTATTTCCTCCGTTGCCGGAAACATGGCCGAAGCACAGATGGAGCAGGATTTGAAGTCTCAAATCATCGCTGATGTTGACATCATGGACCGTAGCTCTACGCACAAGGGCCATAGCATCGACGTCAAACGCGAGGTTGAAGTAACACCTTCCAACATCAAGCTCTACGGTGAAATGATGGAGGATGTGTCGCAGTATTCCAAGCGTCTGGCAAAGTTGATGCAGCAGGAGTTGAAGGACCTGCAGGACGGCGATGTCCGCAGAAACCGAATGTACGGTAGAGATATCGTTGCAAGCGAAATGTGGCGTCCGGATTGCCGGTTCTTCAGCGACACAAAGTTGCCGCAGGACCTGCCCGATATGGCAGTTTCCGTGCTGGTTGACCAGTCTGGCTCGATGTACGGACAGCGCATGGGCGCCGCTATGAAGGCTACCATGCTCCTGCATGACTTTGCAGAGCGTGTTCATGTTCCTGTCGCTGTGTACGGTCACAATGTGACCATGCATGGTAGGGTCAACCTGTTCGTCTACACAGACTTCCTGAAGGCCGGTAAGCGTGACAAGTACCGTCTTGCCAAGCTCTCCACTGGCGGCTGTAACCGTGACGGTGCAGCACTGGAGGTCGTTGCGAACCTGCTGA